AAGGTATACCAAATTGAGCACCGCCGGTAATCACATATTCCTTCCCATCTTTCTTATAGGAAAGCATGGTTTCTGAACGATCACATTCTATTGTAGAGATTAATTCATACTCAGGCGAAAGGGTGTCGTAAGTACCGTACTGATTACCAACAATTAAACCTAAGTCTTTATCGGCATTTGCCAAGATATCTGAAATAAGAGTATAATGGTCAGCGGCTGCAAATGTCGCACTTCCTTGCGGGTTATAAGTTGCACTATCAGCAGCGATTGTGCCGAATAGTTCGTTACGTTGATAGTCGGTTCTCTGACTACTATCTCCAATCACAATAGAGCGTGTCTTACTACCTATATTTGGTTTATCGGTAACGTCGTCTTCTATAAGTTGATCATGGAAAAACGGCAAGGCTTTACCAAAGATAGAAGTGCGGGCTCCAGTATGCTGAATTGAACCGTCAGTCCCTACAATGATAATGGCTACAGTACTGTTATTGTGCATACTGATGGTTGCACGGTTAGTTGTACCATCCGCCTCTTGTATCATCAAATTAAATGAAGAAGCAATGTACTCACCAAAGTAAACCACAAACACTCTAGCGCTCTCTACAGGCGTTTCTAGAATTAATCTAGTCTCGGTAGCTGCATTAAGTTTAATAATGCCTTCTGAGTCCGCTGGAACGGTATACGTTGTAAAGCCACCCGGAGTAGTCGGTACAATACTGTAAAGATCAAAGAACTTAAGAGTAGTAAATAAATACTGCTGGATTTCGGTTAGACGATAGTTTGCTAAATCCTGAGTCTTATTCGTAATGTTTGTATCTATCGTTGAGATAGCCGCATTCAAATAAGCCTCATCATAAGGACCTGCACTACCGCCAGTATCTACTGTTGACTTGGCTGCATTAGCGCGGTCGGCCAATCCATTCAAGACTTGTTCAAGAAGATCAATCTCTTGATTAATAGCTTCTGCGGTCATTAGTGACTCCTATTAATTAAGGTTCAAGCTGCTGTAGGCGCTGATCCAGATCTTGTAGTCGCTCAAGAAAGTTACTTGTACCACCACTACTTAGATTGGTCAAAGCAGCTGAAATATTAGCCAACTGTCCGTTAATCACTTCCATAATTTGTTTATTATGGAATTCGTGGTCACGAACAGAAATAGGTGCGGTAAAGATATTCTTAATGTTCAACCAAGCACTTATACTGTTTCTATCGAAAGAAGTAGAAGCCACATGGTTTAAAAGACTACGGTCATAGTACTGACCTACTGCCTGATACTTCAAACGTACACGGCTATAAGTTGCCATTTCACCACTGAATACCAAGTAAGTAAATATTTCTTTACCTGTTGCAGCTGCCATCTCTACATATAAAGGAGAGAATGTATAATGTTTGTTAGCTTCCAGTGGAGTCCAAGTAGAATTAGAATAACCTTCTACTTCTAATCCATCGCGAAAGAAAGCATTTGCTAATGGAAAGATGCCACGGTCTGTTAGCGTATGGGCTTCGTTTTCCACTAGGTTTTCTGGCGCTACGCCACTAGGGTCGAAAGTATAATCTGAAGCTGCCATGATTAACCTCCAAAGTTAGCTACACGTAGGGCAGTTATAGAGCTAGATTGGAAAGAATCTGAATAAACGATCTTATCCGCATTAGCGACGGTTGTACGAACTTCAAGGCGTAAGTACTGGCCTGCTTTAGCTGCTACAATTGCAGTTCGGCTGTAAGAGACTTGTAGAGGCTGGCCATTTAAAGTCCAACGATATTGCAACTTACCTTCTGAACTTGTCCATGTAGGAATCAAATACTCGCTAACCATTAATAAGAAAGTGCCATCTACATCAATATCAATTCTAACATCAGTAGGATTCCAGTTACCTAAAACAGGAGTAGCGATTTCTTTATAAGCACCGATTGTAGAATACTCTTTATAGTAATGAGAATTCCCAACGGCAATTGCTTCTATTTTAGAAGCAATGGAACTTAGATTAGCAATCAACGGATTAACAAAGTTGATATCTAAATCAACCACATCTGCAAACTGAATCTGAGTTGTAGAGGATTCTAATAAGTTAGAAATCTCAGTTAACTTACCAAGTACCTCTGAAAGGCCGTCTAACCCGCTTGCAGGGTGATTGTGAGGAGTAGGCGGGAATTCACTAGGGATATTAGCGACCTCTTCCCATTTAATATTTTGAAGGTCAGATAGAATACCCAGACCATCTACTAACAGTAGGTTAGCATCATTAACAAATTCGCCGCCTACCGTACGGTAAGAGATACTATAAGTACCACTACGGTTTGGATCAGTGAGTACTACAGAACCCCAGATACTTTTACCTATTTGAGCTGAGCCATATACGTATTCATGACCAAAGGTAAAGTCCGTTTTAGGATCTAAAGCATTCCCTGTAGCTTTATCGACAACAACGACACTGTCTGCATAGAACGGAGCAGCGTCTAAAAAGAAGTAGTTAACGGCCGTCCCGTTAATACTTGAGATAGTTTTCTCTTCGTTGGAGACAAAATTATCAATATTATCTCCAACCGGATCAAAGTTATATGGCATTTTATAAACCTCATTGGGTGGGTTCTTTGTATAAGATTAGTTCAGCCCTACCTGACAATAAGGCGTTATTTTTTCTCTACCGATTATATGTCCTGAGATATTCTCTCTAACCCATTAACAGGAATTAATAAACATGATTTTTATCAGTTCAATCGTAAAATCGAATGGAAATTGGGACGGTAAAGATATCCGTCAAGAAACAATCGAAGATATCCTAGCCAATTATGAAGAGTTTCGTATTGTTGCGACAGAAGCAAATGATACCCCGCTCATTGAATACCGCAGCTCCCAGAACCTAGATGCCTTTAACGCTATAGTTGATAAAACAGTTACTGTGCAAGACTATATCAGCTCTATCGAGTATGCCGACCTAGTAGTCAGTAACCGTACTTTTCTAAATAGTGTCGATATGGTAACTATGCGTGATCTTTGGGACTATGAAGTTGACGTCTATATTGGAAATGCAAACTACGGTAAAGATAAGGTAGTGCCCAAGCACCATAAGACTGATATCGTAATCGAAAACGAATTAAGTATTTCAGATCCACATAGCACGACTAATTTATACAAGAATTGTTTGTTCGTGGTAGATGGTATTATCCATGCAACTATGCTAATCAATGGTCGACTATTTATTATTGGCGCGGCCAAGAAACTACAGAACCCTACAGGTGGCGTTATTTCAGTAGTAGACTTTAGTCAGATGGGTAATGTAACTATCAACCGTATTACTGAAGAAAACATTAAAGTTCGTTTACGTACAGTAGAGACAGATCGTAGCTACTTAACAGAGTGCGGTGTTAAGGTAGATGACAACCTAGCTAATAAAACTTATATGGTAGTTGTGGCGGGTATGTTTAAGCAGCCAGGGTATGATACTCGTAAGTTAACTGAGAACACTGTTTTCTTACCTATTCGTCATTCAGTTGAAATTGATAATATCTTTAAGCGTCCGACTTCTGACCGCAGTCCTTATATTGACACTATCATGAATCCAGATGCAATTGATATCCATACGTTCGATGCTAAGCGTCTACTTAGTCAAGGGGATAGTTTTATTATCTCTTTCGATCGTTACGATACCTGCTTCAAGAAAGAGCATGTTTATTCCACCGGGCTAAACCGTCGCTATTCTTTCTATCGTCGCCCTAACGGATTAGTATTCCGTGAAGATGGTCGTTTGTTAAACTACACCATCATAGAAGAGCGTCCTGACGAAGTAATAATTGGCACTACTGATAACCGTAAGTTAGAACTCATCGCTAAAGAGTCTGGAGAACTAACTGGTAATATTCGTACAAGTGCCGCTAAACCTCTAGATCCTGAAAAGCTAGACGGGGCCTTCTCATTGGACATCTATGCGCCAAACGACAACTAACGGCACACTTACCTATCCCTAGACGCGAAGTCTAGGGATAGGCTTCTCTGCTGTCTTATGGGACAGGTTTGAATGCAGAATGTACTGCTTGGTAGATAGCTAGGTCGCCATCAGATTCAATTAATTGATAGTGACGGAAACTTCTTGCTTCAATCTGTTCACGTTGAACATAGACCTTTAGACTTTCTGTACTTTGTTTAGCTAGTCGATTCAGCTCATTGCGAGCTGGAATATCTATACCTAAAGTAAGCGTTAAAGTATATGGACGATCTATATGACCCAACTTAACTTTAATAGCTTTAGTTTGAGATGTAATGAAATCATGTAGGACATATTTACCTTTATCATTCTTTTTGAATAACTCATCGGTAATATCAATTGCGTCTTCATTTACACCGTCTCGCTTATACATGACTAAACGATCCCATAAGCTATTTAGATAGCGAAGGGCAAAACTAGACAATAAAGCAGGCGAACAAAGGCGAGTTAAGAAAGCATCGTTCCATAAAGAAACACAACCTTTACTATTACCTAGACAGTTAGCGTCGTGGGTAACAATTTCAGTTAGATTCTTTTTGTTATGAATCTTATCAAGTTGACCCATAACAGGCATCTTAAGCTTACCGGCCGAAAGCTTGTTTTGAGTTTCTTTAACAAGATCTAAGTAAGCAATGTTTTCTTTGGTAGCAACAATACTATACGTGGCTGCCGCATTAGGCTTCCCTAAATACTTACCGGCTAGTTCATCATTATCTTCAAAGTCAGCGAACATATAAGGCGTTAGGCCGCCTAGTTCTTTCTTAGAGGCCGATTCTGCTTCTTCATTGTCAGTAACAAAGATCCAGCGCTTACCTAAGACCAAACCGCTAATTGCAGGTACCTTAACTTTCTTCTTAGGTTCTTCAGGAGACTTAGTTTCCCATAAATCCTGCATACCGTTTGTAGAGAAAGTAATGCCGGCCGTAGCTAAAGCATCTGCTGCTTCATTACCCGGGATACCGCTATGACCTTTAACCCATTTAAATGACCAGTTAACACCAGCTTCATTTAACTTAGCTTTTAAGTCAATTACAATTTCCCAAAGAGGTTTGTTTTTAACTTCGGTCCCTTGGGTAGTAATCCAGCCATTCTTTTCCCAGCCGATAACAAACTTCTCAGTACCTTTAATAACGTATTGGGAATCCACATTAAACGTAACAGACTTCCATCCACTCTCTAATGTCTTTTTGGCCGCTTCAATAAAGGCTCGCAATTCCCCTACATTATTGGTAACTGGATACTTATTACCATCCATGTCTATAGACGCGTCTCCACGTCCCTGTAGGATGCGATCTCCATCAACAATATGGACACCCCACCCTGCATGTAAACGGTCAGCTATCTCGCGACAGCCGCCGTCTGTATAAATCTCTACTACTGACATTCCATATACTCCACGTATGCCTTGGAAACCATCTTTTCGTAACTAGCCACGTCTTTTAGTAAGCGCTCAATCAACGCATCTGGATTAGTGGCATAATGAGTAACGTCTATACGAGGCTTTTTAGTTAAAGCGATCAGAGCTGGCATAGAACACTTCTTGGTGCGATAAACAGTCTTTGGGGCTTGAACTGCCGGACAGAAATCTGTTACAGAAGGAATCTCTACATTAATGACTGGCTGTTCGACATAAACATCCGGACAGGAAGGTTGTGGCGGTTGTTCATATTTCAGAGGCGAAATAGTACAGCCGGCTAGCAGCAACAACATAGGTAGTATGTATTTCATTTATTACTCCAATCGTAATAGTTAGATTCATGCAATAAAACCTAAATGTAAATTTATCCTATTCTAGGAAATTACAATTCTATATTATTTTAATGAGATGGGATAAATAAATAATTTATCCTTTTAGCTTAAAATAAAGGGATTGAAATAATGTCAGAAGTTATAACAAAAGAATGGCTTGCTAGATACCTGAAAGACGAGCAAGAATGGTTTATTAACAATGGCCTTTTAGGTTTTCCGCATTCTAAGCTGGATGAGATAAAAGGCGACTATAATAATCACATCATTAGACTTAGGCACTATACCCGTATTGCTGAGTTTCTAGATTATAGAGAAGGAGAGGGAAGTACGTATGAGGTGCCGCGAGAGACGCGTAAATACGGGCCGGATGGAAAATTATTATCGACACGCTGTCGCTTAACCGGCAAGACTGAGACCTATTCTTATAATGATGCCGGACAATGTACGCAAATCAAAGGAAGTGACGGTAGTCTATATGAATACGAATATGACTCCAATGGCTTTACAAGCAAAGTAGTATGGAATGGGCAGGTAATAAAGTATGTCAATGATGAGCGCGGCAATGCCATAAAAACAGAATATGGCGAGGACGAGTACGAAGAAGCTGTCTACGATGCCCATAATAACAGAATCTTAACCTTTTGGCCGAGTGGTTTTTATCAGATCAAACACTATGACGATAATAATCAGTCTATCAGAATGTTTGATTCGTACGGCCATGGCTGGGAAAAGATTCGTAATGATAAAGGTAAAGTTATTCAGAAGAAGTATAGCGATGGGACTGTCGATGAATTTAAGTTCGATTGTCGCGACAACTTAATTTATAAAAACGCTAAGCCGCTTGGCGAAATTAGGTTTAACTACTGCTTCCATGCGACTGGGCAATTAAAATCAATTTCAATGAATGAAAATATCATTCTTGAGATCCCTTTAATTTAAAATAAACTTAAAAGGACTTAATAATGTTTACTATGACATTACAGTGGGAAAAGAAAGATCGGATTTGGTCTAAGAAACGTCGACTGATTGCTGATCGTGCATTACGTCATTATGGTGAGACAATCGAACATCAATATCGTGAACTTATTGCTGTTCGCAATTTAAAGAAGATGGGACTAAATGAATTAGGTGGTCGTCAGCCACTTGAGGTTCTAAAGATCATTGATGCGATTGGTAATATACGTTTCTTCGTAGAAGACATTCTAGAAGGACGTGACTATGAATATAGCCACTGTAGTAATCTAATCTCTGCTGCTGTTCAGTTAGATATGGCTGCGTATCTAGTTGATGAAGAAGAATGTCCTGAAGGTTCTTACAGTATACTTAAGAATATGGCACTGGTTTCTTTGGCTATTGCAGAAACTTTTCCTCTGACTGCAGACGGGAAGATGACAACAAGTGACTTTATTAAAATGCGTTTAGAAGTATTTGATGCTGCTGAGAATAAAGATCACTTTCAAGAAAACGGGACTTTGATTGCAACCCTTTTAAAGGAGATGAAAAATGGGTGTGAAAGTTTACAGACGCTACAACGACACCTCAGTGGGGAGACTGTATGCGCTTGAGGGTATAATCTATCCTCAAGAAAAGTTAGTTAAAAATAAGGAGGGCAAATTCATGGCCGTTGTCCATCCTGTTCCTGTAGGCCAAAACCCAAACGACCTTATATTAGCAGGGGAGTTTGAAAAAGAAAGAGAGGTTGCTGTTTGATGATACCACTACAATTCGTAGGAAAGTATCTAACGGATCTAGCTGCTTATGAGATTGATGTCGATAATGTGAAAGTGTTTAGACAGATGCTCATTGATAACATACCAACTAAGCTGGAAGACATTAGTCCTCTGGATAACTTATTGGTGCGTTTAACTCAAGAGTCTTTAGAGGAGACAACTGGGGTAGGGGAAGACATTACGAATGTCGAACTTATGACAGAACAAGAAGTCACTCGTACCAAGAAAATGGTTGTGAGAAACTTCTTGTCTCAATGCCGCACACTTATTCGTTGTGGTCTGAATGGAGAGTTTGATTTATATGCTCCTATGAAGTACCTTAATAACGAAGGAGCGATACCTGCAGAAAGACATCTGCAGTTACTTATGTGTGACTGGAGAACCTTTAAGGATTCTATTAAAGAAATAGATGCCGGCAAAGTGTCATCCGATATGCTGGGTAATAAGCCTGTAGTCGCAGGCAATCTAGATCGTATCTACAAATACTAGAGTCTACCTTCTTGGTATCGTTGTAGAAGATCTGTGTATTTCTGCATATCAATCTTTGGTGATTCAGATACTACTTGCTGAGTAACTTCGGCAAGTGTATTTGCATCTACCATAGGAGAACCCATGAAAAGTAAAGCAAAGAATCCAGCCGCAAATACTACTAGCATTAGGACTAAAAAGGCAATACCAACAAAAGCCAATTGTTGGTTTCTTAGGTTTGGTGGAAACATTGCATTTAAAAGATTCATTGTTCTTACTCGACTGGGTTTAAATAACGTTATATATAATTAGAATAGGGAGAATATCACTAATGAAGTTTCGTTTACTTTATGGCATGCTTGCGTTAGTAGAGCAAGGCAAAGTTTTAGGTTGGGTACTTTTGTCCACTAATGGAAAATGGGTTACTCACCGCAATAATCAATCTAGTCAGACAAAATATATTTGTCGACAGAAAGCTAAAGAAGATTTAGTAAAAGAAGTATTAGTTGACCGTGGTATAGAAGACGGTTTGTTTGATTCTGAGTCTTATGTTGATCTGAATAAGGAAGTTCAAAATGTCCTTGCTATTTAAACCTAGTGCTGATGTTCTTAGTAAGTATAACCCAAAAGAACCAGACGAACTAAGAGGCAGGGCTAAGAATAAAAACTGGGGCGGGAGCCGAAAAGAGTCTCAGACTGCTGTAGAAATAGATGGTGTCTATTACCCTACTATGAAAGCAGCTCGAGAGCATCATAATGTTGCAAAGACCACCATCGCTCGTCGCCTAGAATCAAGCGACTGGCCTACATGGAAAAAAGTTAACTCTAGAGAGGACGTTTAAGATGTTAACTGCTGAGTCAATTCTAGCTAAGCCACCCTTAGCTATGTTCGAGAAGTACACAAATCTAGGTAGAGAATTACCTAAAGAACCAATCGCGCAGGAAAAATGCAAAGGGGAACTTAAGCCCCATAGCCGTGCTCGTCCTGTTGAGATTAAAGGGGAACGCTTTGAAACTACCTTGGATGCGGCTAAAGCTTTTAATGTTAGTCCCCCTACAGTTCGAATGCGTTGTAACAGTGATAGATGGGAAGATTGGATTTTCCTAACGGAGGGTAAGGTTTATGTCACAGAAGCCAAGCTTGCTGTTCAAGCCAAACGCGTCAACGATACGGAAGTTAAACGGGGATAATAACTCCAAAGAAAACCTAGAAGATTTCGAGAAGAAGAAATCTACTGGGGGAGTTAAAGAACCCTTAAGAGTAAAAATACACGGAGTAGAATATCACTCTGTCCGGGAAGCGTCTATGATCCTCGGCATAGATGAAACTAATATTCGTAACCGTTGTGGTAGTGCATCTAAAAATGGTTACATGTATTTACGGGAGCCTAAACGTGGCAAAAAAGAAAACAAAGGCAAGACCTAAGAAAAAATACAATCCTCTAGGTACTTTGACCTCAACCGTGGGAACCAATCTTGAGAAAGCTTGGTTCCTTAACGGGAACTGTATTGACGGAGTACAGGCGGGCGGAATTATTCGCTCGCAGCAAGCCGTACAATTCATTCTTAGTCAGCCTCGCCAATGGTCAATAGTTTTAATGATCTTTGGACATGACCAAGAAACAGGAGCAGAAACTACACGTACAGAAGAAGTGGCTATTCACGATTTCCTAATGCAGGATGAATTACGTGATAAAGTCAATCCGATGCTAGTAGACTTCTGTCATCGCATCGGTAACTATGGTGGAGTTGATGTAGTCTCCACTGGGTACTTTATGTCTCCTTCTATTAACGCAGATGTAGACGGTGCCATAGAAACGGTAATCCAGCGCTTCCGTAAAGCTGGAGCATTCAATCCAGAGATCTGTCGTATGATGGATGAACTTCGTCCCAACCGCGAAGTAATCGGAAAAATAAAACCAGAAGCTGCTTAAAAATAAATTTTAAGTAAGCCCTAAAAAGTAAAAAAGGGAAACCCATGTTAGTAAAAAGAACCTCAGTCGCTATGATCAATGCCCTAGTGGTAATGGAAATAGCTGAGTCAGTAGGTAAGGATATCCGCACCTTTTCAGAGTACGCTGATCGAGCACGTCCTGAGTTGCGTACAAATCACCCTGGCATTAACTTTGCTGCCAAGATGTCTCCTAGTGCGATTGCAGAAGCGGCAGGCGTTACTCCAGTAGAAGTATTGAAGCGACAAGATGCCATTCGTAAATGGTTATCTCAAGATGGTTACATCATCTCTAAAGAGCCAGTTAAAGATGATATTCTTTTAATTGGACTTCATTTGATTGAGCATACTCCAGATACGTCTCTATTTAAGAGCGTTAAAACGCCTCGTGCATTTTCTGTATATCGTGGCCTTTCTGACTCTTCTCGTTTTGAACTTTCTAAATATGAGAACGAACGCAAGAAAACCAAGCATGAGGCGCACCCTATACAGAAAGCTATGTATGGTGCCGATATGTGGAACCTTGTCCGTATAACCTATATGGTCAAGTAGCTACTCTAAAAGAATCCCTTAATCGGGATTCTTTTTTTTTGCCGTGTTCTAGAACTATAAGGTTCTATATTACATACATGCATAGAGGAACTTAATAATAAAAACGATAGTAGAGTTTCAATTTAAAAATATTTATATGGAGAATATAAAATGGATCTTTTTATGTTGGTACTTATCGTTATTAACGTATCTCTATCAGGCTACTTGTTCAGACGGAAATTGATCGGAGCAATTCGACTAAGTAGTTTTGTGGATCGACTTGAAACCACAAAGTCATTATTGGGAAATCTATGGCTTATTCAAATCGAGACGGTAATGTGGTTATCCTTACTATGGCTGGAAGCTTTAGAATGGGCAATATACGCACTAATCGTCCTAGGAGTTTTGAAAGGATTTTTAATAATAAGAATAAGGAAGTCTTACCTTAATACATTGGGAAGTTTGTTAATTAGCTTACTATTCGTACCTTTTGTTCTATTCGCAAGTGCCTCGCTTGTTGGACAATAGGTATAAAGGGAGAAAAAGACTTATGCAAGAACTACTAGCAAGTATTGAAGCTAAGCTTAGCTTCAATACAGAACTACTAATACTTTTTAAACGGATAGCAAAGTCTAACCGACTGATGCGTCCGAATAGTCACTTCGAGTTTACAGAGATGGAAAAGAAGTTTCGTTTGGATTTCATGTCGACTGTTAAACGTCGATTTGAAACAGAGATCGAACTTTACAGAAGAAGTCTTGAAGATATAACCGGTTTATGCAACCTAAAGAGTCGTAATGAGTTTGATACGATGTGTCCAGATGCATCAAAAGAACTCGAATCTTTAGAAATTGCGGCCATGTTTATCGAGGTGATATACCGAGACCTTAAGAGACGAGAACCAACCGCTTGCCTGCTTAAGGAGAAACCAACCGTGCAAACAATACACCCTAAAAGAAGGAGGGGGGATATGGAACAAGGAATGAGGTTAGCGCACTAAACGTGTCTAAACCGATAACAATAAGGAAGGGGTTCAATTATGACCGCAGCCGCATCAGTAGTTAATTTAGCTGACTATCGACCTAGAAATTCTAATGCGGAAATGACTATGTCGGAAGCTGTTGATTTACTGGAAGTGGAGGAAGGTGCTGAAGCATACTCCGTCTCTTATGGGGACAGAGTAGAAGTACTTATCCACAAGGATGACTTTCAAGTGGAAAGGGAAATCTCTGAACGGAGAAGCTACTTTCTATTACAGGGAATCCGTACGATTCAAGAGAAGGATGCCGAACTAGCCGCCGAGGCTACCGACGTTCTTTTAAATGCCGAGATTGCATTAGGTACTTTAGATGCCTGCACTCTATGGCGTGAAGATAATTGCTTTATAATGCGTACTACATCGAATCGCGGAGATGGGTCTCTATCCATCGATGTGAAAATTGCAGGCGTGTTATAAAACAATAGTGAGGGGAGGGCCATCTTTTCCAGTCGGGCCGACGTATGGTTTCCTTCCCTCACAAACACAATGTTAGATAAATATATTGTCTAACAGCCAACCTATAAAAATAACCCTAAGGAAAAAAGGTTAGATAATAATGGCTAAAAATAAAATTTACACCACGACCGAATTAAATCGACTTCGCCAACAAGCTCGTTTTGAAGCACGCCGCCGCCGCATTAGCGCTAGCGTAGCTTTAGACCGGACTGCCCAAAAACATGGGTTTAAAAGCTGGGAAGATTTAATGGATGACCATCTTTGTAAAATGGCCAACCTAGCGTCTATTCCTACTGGACGGTCCTCTTTAATGGAGGCCTATCACCCTGAAGTTTTTCAGGAAAAGAAAAAAGAAGTAAAAATTGTAGTAAAGAAACGTCGTACCTATACCAAACCTCTTGAGCAGGTTGGGTAGTTTATTAACTTTCTAAGTAATCAAGGAGAGACTAATGACCTTAGAAACTTTTGTACTTGCAGTAATGTTGTTCTCAGTTGCCCTAACTGTGTTTGCTGTTTTCCAACGCTTAGAGAAATTTAAGCGTAATGAATACGTGAACCTTAAAGGTAAAACAATCACTGCTGGTCAGTGGTTCCTACTCGCCGCGTTTGAACTTGCTTTCTATGGCTTGGTCTACACGGTGATTAAAGGTAATGGACAGGCAATCGTAGCTGTTCTATTGATTGGTATGGTGGCCATGAAGCTCATGCTAATTTCAATGCACAAGTCGCCTTCTGCAAAGCCAATGGCTGCTAGCCACTCAGCTTAAATCGTTTCGTTTGATAAGGAGATAGTCGTGAGCGAAGCAACTAGTGGTAAGTCTTTGACTCACCATATCTTAACAAGAGGGAAACTTGAAACTCAGAATATAAAACTGGGTAACAAACCCCTCTTACTTGATCCCTATGATCGAGCAGTAATAGATCTAGTGGAAAAGGTATCTTGGAATAATTCCCCAGCCAGCACTGCCGAGGAAGCATTGATAATCGATAAGATTGTTGATGTAGATGCCAAGATACTACAACTAGGAAAAACTGTTCAATTCCATGACTACCTGTTTATCTATAGTGTATTTACGGAAGAGTTCAAGGTGATGAAACTTGAAGTATCGGATTACGATGTGATTAAGGGCCTTCGATTGAAGGCTTCTAAATCTGACGATTCGAATTGGTTAGCAGCCTAAAGGAAGTTCACCCTCGATACACTTGTCGTGTATCTTTGACATATACCGGTTACAGTTCCCGGTATATGTCTTTTTTTATTTTTCAGTTTAATGCGGAAACATATTTCGCTTAAGGTTATTTAGAAAATGTTTTTATATGAATTATTTAAAGTTAAAAAATCAGTGCCAGCATTTATTCTAGGCAATAGTACCGGAATTACTTTACGTGGTTCGGACATTGCCTTTTCTGGTGAAGTTATATTTAGATATATAGATGGGTGCGTTCTAGCTCTAATTAAATTAAAGATGCCAGAAGATAAATTTGGATATAATCTAACTTTGGTGTGTGAAGATCACCACCTAATAGTTAAGCAGGATGGCGTAGCTATTACTTATGCGGATAAAATAGACGGAGTAGAAGAGTTGGAACTTATCCCCCTCATTGGATCTTGTCTTGAAATATCCGATAGTGTTATGGCAACAGTACCTACCGAAGGGACTATGGCCTTTATCGACGAATTCGGAGCTAAAGTGCAGGAAGCCTTTTACTGTATAGTTACGGAAGAGTTCAATGATGTAGGAAAGAAAAATTCCGTTTACATTGGAATTAAGGAAGAAGACTATGATAAAAGTATGGATGTTAAATTTAGTGCTGAACTAGATTTGTTTTTACATAAAGCTGGAAAGGGTAGAATAGGTTATTGTAATCTATTCAATATTAGCGATGGAACTTCGGATAAACCTAAGTCCTTCCCTCCCGAGTATGAAGAAGATGAACTTAAGGAAGAAGGTGGTCGTACCAATGATCCTTCTGTTAATTTCTATTTGAAGAAACGGTTTAGTTTGCCCATGGGTTTCTCTTTTTCATTGTTCTCGAATAAATCCTTTAGGCTAAATGATGTCTATGTAGAAATAAAGCCTACGTGTCGAAGTTCAGCCGAAGTCTCATTGGGCTTCGCTACTTTTGAAGAACTTGGGAAATTCAAACCGAATAATCTAAAATTGGTTGGAAACTTACTCATTATTAAATTTAATAATGGTGTTGAGTATTCTGGAAGTATAGTCGAAGGCTTTCAAGATTTTGGTAGTTCAGTAGCGCCAATGCCTCATATGCATACTCCTAGACCCATGGGACTTCATGGACATGTTGCATACGAGCATCATGAAGCGCCTCAGCAATGGCATCTCGGTAAGCCTACGTATCGCTATTAAGACAACATAACTACTATACTCCTAGGTTAATGCCTAGGAGTATAGTTTATTCTTTTTTTTAGAAAGATCTTGAGAAGGTCAGTATTGGTCCAGTCCAACACTTAGTTTTGGTATATGTATCTAGGCTAAGAATAGATGGAGAAGTCTTTAACTTAGGGGATATAGATATAGTCTTAATGTTAGCCCCTTTGATTTTGGACTTGAAGTAGACGTTTAATCCAGAGCTATCTAGTGTAGCCTGATAAGTTCTGCATGCCGAATAGAGACCGCCTTTGGCTTCTGTCATATATCCTACCTCAATTGAATAATCTGCACGACATACTCCTATTAATAAACACGATAATATAATTGTTGTTATTAGTGATCTTAACATAAACAATCCCTCTGTCTATACATAGAATGACGGCATAAAGGCCATGCGGGTTACCCGCATGGCCTCATATTAAATTAACGGCTTCAGCCAATACATCTCCATGACAAGCATCAGGCTTACAGTGACACCCTAAACGCTTACCTACAAGTTCGTGTAGGTAAGGAGCTAAAGTAGGAAGAATCTCTTGCCTATAACGGTCTATAACTTCTTGCTTAGTTCCATCCCTTCCCGTCTTAAATGGATTACCCCATTTACTTCGTCTACCTATATAGACATCATGAGGCTCCAATGCAATATTAACAACGGTCGTTACTGGATCTAAACCCTGAGCAATCAATTCTTCCTTAGCGTTAGATATAACTGTGTCCATAATAACTAACGATGATCATCGGGTCACCCGGATGATGCGGAAGGGTCTTCTGACTTCTGTGGTCAAGATGTTCTCGCATGCGGTTAACATCCAAGAAGGTATCACAATCGTATTCATGGAAGATACGAGTAATGATAAACTCATCTAACTTAGGACCTAACTGATGATAGATATCAGCGCCCCCAATAACCATGATTTCGTCCTCAGTTTCTTTCTTAGACTCTATCCAGCCTTCAAGGTCATGTACAACCTCTACGCCTTTATTCTTGAAAGAAGTATCCCGAGTTACCACTACGTTATGACGATTAGGTAAAGGACCGCTAGGAAGAGACTCAAAGGTCTTACGACCCATCAGTACAGTCTTGCCCTTGGTCTCGGCTACAAAGTGTTTAAAGTCTTCTTTGAAATGCCAAGGCAAGGTATTATCTTTACCGATACCGCCGTTGTGGTCACAGGCTACAATCGCAGAAAGTTTCATAGCGACATACCTGCATTAAAGTTAACAAGAATAATACTCTGACTCTCGTCAAGAGAAGTCACTCCAGAAAGGCTCAATTCGTTCTGGGCCTTTTCAAATAGCCTTCTAGCCTCTACCAACTTTCGATGGGCTTTCTTTGAAGCTGAATGTAAGTTGGTCTGAATGGCCGTAACTTCATCCTGAGTCAGCGCAGTAACTTCGTACCGACTAAGGTTTTCCAGATGGGTTAGTTCTAACGTCCCGTCTACCTTATTTGGATAAAGTACTTTTAGGCTGCCGTCTTCGTTATATTCGATGGGTTTAAAGATTGTTTTATCGGGAAAATCTTCGTAGCCTTTAAGCCTGAAGTATTGAAATTGTAGGAAATCAGTTTCCATTAGGTTGGTTCTCCATTAATAGATAAAGTTAATAAAGGTAGAGGGGAGTTAGCTCCCCTCTTTCTCTAGGAAGTCAATTATTTTTTTGACTTCTTCAAAGGTCTCAGCTTCTTTAACGGGAACACCAAGCTTCCCAGCCTTATGTTTCTTAGAGCCTGCTCCTTTCCCTGCTACTACGAAGAACGCTTTACCGCTAACGGAACCTGCTACGCGAGCGCCTAGACTAGAGAAGTAATCTTTGATCTCTTCTCGACTACCGCCCTCAAAGCTACCAGTTACGACTACAGTCTTACCCATTAAAGGCTGGTATCTTGGCTTCACGACTTCAGGCCAGTTGACGCCTAGCTCCAGCATCTTATAAACATCATGTTTATTAGCTGCATCAGAGAAATAGCTATGGATGTTATTAGCGATTACCTCGCCTACATCCTGAACAGAAACTAGGTCATCTGGCGTTGCATTAAGTAGCTCATCAATTGTTAGGAAGTGATTGGCTAAAACCTTAGATAATCGTTCGCCTACCTCAGGAATACCCAACGAACAGATAAATTTAGCGAGAGTCGTAGTCTTTGCATCTTCAATGGCTTTTACGACATTAAAGGCAGAACGACTTTCATAACCATCCAGTTCCATGATATCTGCAACAGTCAAATTATAGATATCAGATAGCTTATCTAATTTCCCTAGTTCAATGAGGTCGGTTAATAAACTTTCACCCATGCCCATAATGTTCATAGCTTTTCTAGAAACATGATGTTTAAAGATTTCAATCTTCTGGGCACTGCACTTAATGCCTGCATTACAACGCATATAGGTATCCTCATAAACTAACGTACTGAGACAACACGGACAGTAAGTAGGGAGCTGTATATCGACAGAATCTTCAGACTTAATTGCCTTCACGATCTGAGGAACTACATCCCCTGCACGACGGACAATGATATTATCATTAATACCTATTCCTAGACGCTCAATTTCCAAACGGTTATGGAGGGTTATACTAGAGACTGTTACACCGCCTACAAAGATAGGCTCTGTTTTAGCCACCGGAGTAATTACTCCAGTTCTACCTACCTGAAAGTCTACACTAACAAGTTTAGTGGTTTTTTCTTCGGCAGGAAACTTAACTGCTATAGCCCAATATGGAGTACGCGATTTAATTCCCATATCCATTCGGTGATGATAGTCGTCAATCTTAACTACCATACCGTCAATGTCATAAGGATAGCTTTCGCGTCTATCCAGCATAGATAGATATTGCTCAACTACTCCCATGTGTTCGGTCATGGCTTTTGGCTCTGCCGCAAACTCGAAACCATACTCCTTCAGAGAACGTAATGCTTCAGATGGTTTCTGGATATCATCTAAATCTTCTACTTCATACGGAATAAAAGATAAAACCTTCTCTTTGACAGGCTCTAAACGACGCATTAAACCAGCAGCTGCATTACGAGGATTAACATAAATGCGCCCACCGGTTTCTTCTTGGTGTCTATTAAATGTCTCGAAGTCTTTCTTCGTAATGACAACTTCTCCACGAACTTCTAGAGTGCCGTATGGCCCTGCGTTTAGTTTAGTAGGAATGCCCTGAACTGCCTTTGCATTATGGGTAACATCTTCACCTACTTCCCCGTCCCCACGAGTTAAAGCTGTTTTCAATATACCTTTCTCATAGACAAGGGAAAGTGCAAGGCCGTCATACTTAGGTTCTGTTGAATACTCAACATTACCCTTGATACCCTTTAACCAGTCTAACAACTCTGACTCATTAAAGACATTATCTAGGCTCAACATAGGTCGACTATGTTTTATTTTAGCAAATGGAGAATTTGTTAAATATCCTACTCTCTGAGTAGGGGAATCAGAGTGACTAAGATCAGGATTCTCAGCTTCTATTTTCTGGATAGCTCTGAAGATCTCATCATAGTCCGCATCAGACATTATCGGATCATCATCACTATAATACGCCTTGGCTGCCTTATTAGCTTGATAGACAAGGTAGATGTATTCTTGCTGGACTGACATTATATTTTACCTTTGAACTTACGATTTTGTAGTCGCTCAAATAGCCTACGTTTCTTTTTCTCTTCTGCTTTAAGAAACTTCTCTCGTTGAGTTTCGGGTTCATTTGTATCGGAGAGAGTAGTGATCCCACCAAAGTCAGTTGAGCCGGGCCGCTCTGCCGAGGAGGCGATTAAGGCAGCGATAAAAGTAACTTTCTTAAGTGTTGTATTCATAGCCCAAACCTCTATTCGTTAATATATAATCTTGGCGATTTGTAAATTTTGACGGCAAAAAAGTAAAGCCCTCCCTCGAACTATCTACCCAAGCAAGTAACCGGTATTCTTCTTGGGACTTATAGTTCCGGGAGGTCTTCTCGTAATCACTGACTCCATGCCATGTTATTTGCAGCCCCTAAATTAGAGACGAGTAATCATTCGGGAGGTGCGAGATCTGAGACTTTATTAAAAGTCTTTATATAAACGAGATATTTGTAAAGGTCTTCACGGCTGACGTACTATAGTTGACGTCACTAATATAGCCGACGACTCATAGGTCGATTTTAAACTAGTACCATGTCCAATCTCCTTATGGTAATTGATAGGGAGGAGTTTAATGGGGTCCTCTGGATAAGATCCATCGAACTTGTTTTTTTGTTTCATAGAACTTTTAGATTCTATATTACTTATATGAGAGTAAATAAATAATTTACCTTTTAAAAGGATACTAAAAATGAAACTAGCAGATAAAAAGAAATTGGAAAGTTTCCATTCCGCATTAACCTGTCTTAAGGACCAAAACTTTAAGACGATCGATCAGGCAATTGCTTTAACCACCTTTGCTATTGATGAAGGTGAATCATTAACTGATATGGCTAACAAGCATAAGGATAGATTACCTACCAAAAACCTAACTGCTAAGTTCATGCAGATGACTCATAGGGATAACCAACGAGGTACTTATTTGGGTAAGTCTCCTTTAACTAAATCCGGTAAGCTTGATAGCGGCGATGCACGAAAGGCTGTTCTTTTGACTACCTATGGCAAGCACCTTGTTGAAAAGTTACTTGGTAAATTAAAGGGAGTTTAAAATGATACTTACTTATTTGGATCTCCAGTCTAAAGCTACTATTAAGATATAGAACGGCATAAAGGCTATACTCCCAATGGGAGTATAGCCTTATTTATTTTTTTACTAATAAGGGTTTTGGCCTCTACGACACTCTCCTTTAAGAGCATCAAGAGACGCATCGATATTAGCCAGTCTTCGTAGCTGCTTAACTACTAAGCGAATCGGATTACGACCGCCATGACTATAGCCGTTTACCTGAACCGAGAAATGGAAGCCGCTATGGCGATTAATATAGAAATTAATCTGTACCTCAGGAGTACATCCAGGGTCTTCAAATGGAATTTCCCAGTCCTGATAGGACGTCCATTCTTTCCCATAGAGAGTGAAGTGTTTGTTTGGCCACGGAAACCACCATGGGATAGTTGAGCCGGCCCAGTATGCTTTCCGTCTACGGATACGCTCTAGGAACGAAAGTTTTTCAACGGTATCGTGGTTAACATCCATAGTAGCTTCAGCTACTGCTTCTTCGTTGTTACTCATCGTCTAAATACCTCAAACCGAGAATGGATATGCAATTGCAGGATGGTGATTACCTTCGTATCCTTCAACTGAGAAATCTTCAAGGGTTGCCTCCATTAGATCGTCAAGAGTTTGAATTTCAGGATTGATGATGAACTTAATATCGGCATCAATAGGTTCACGCGCCATCTGCTCTTTGAAGAGTTCGATTTGATCTTCATAGATATGGACATTTACCATTTTATGGTAAACCTTGCCCGGCTTTAATCCAGTAATCTGGGCCATTACGGCTAGAAGGAAATAGCACTGGAGCATATTCCAGCAGAGCCCGAGTGGTACGTCAACTGAACGCTGAGTACTATTTAAGTACAGTGTACCATCTAGAATAGAGAACTGGTGTTCATACATACACGGACGTAAACAAGCCAAATGGAAAGCGCCCGGATGCAAGAAGGTAATTGTCTCAAAACGGTTATCGATACCCTGACGTAGGTCATCATAAACCTTCTGCACTAGATCAATAGTTTGTCCCGGCTCGGATGACTTACGGATAGCCATTAGTTCCTCGATGGTATACAAATGGCTGTTAAGAGCTTCTTGCCAGGCCTTCATGGCTACGTGTTCGGGAACAGGCTCTACTGGGAAATTACGAGCAATTGCTCCATAGGCTAGACCGATATCATCCTTACCCTTACAGGCAGGATTCTTCTGCCATACTTCCGCATTGGCGTTGGCGTCCCAGCTAGTCGTGCCCAGTTCACGAAATTGTTCTGCCGAATCAAAACCTTTAATGTAACCAAGTACTTCAGCTATTGCCATTTTCCAATAGACTTTCTTTGTAGTTAACATAGGGAACTTCCCTTCGTCAACATCATAAACGAAATCGGCATTGATTACGGTTAAGCAACCTTTACCAGTTCGTTCATTTCGGACCATAACGCCTTCTTCTAGAATGCGTTTTCCGAGTTCAATATATTGTTTCATGGGTTAGTTATCCAAGATATAAATATAGGGTTTTTCAAAAGTGTAACGCTCAAGCTTCTGCTTAACATGTTGGTAGGTAGCGTTATCTACTTCTCTGTAAGTTACATCGCAGCTAGCGCCGGGACGGAACTTGGTCCCGTCTTCCATAACGAAATAGAGTCCCGCTATACCAACCTTCTGCAGCTCATAAACAAATGACTTATCGATCTGTCCTTCAGGGCAATCCGCATATCCTACACCTTTGCCCCAAACGTCTATGGTAAACGTAACGGTAATTAGGGATAGAAACGTTAAGAAGTACTTAGACATGATTCAAACCTCAAGTTAGCTGGGAAACGATGACACGGTTTGTGGTGGTTACCAAAACACATAGGAGTGTTGGCAATTTGATCCGGACCGGCGGACATATCGGCAGGAGTAAAGACCATAAAGCGCCCTTTACTAATTTCCACTAAACGGTTAACAACCCCCATCTCTGCCATACGTTGACGATAGGCGTATGCATCATCTTTACTTGTCGTATGACTCACAAAGAAGATCTCTACCATAGAAGGGATAGAGTAATCAAAATTATAACCAAGAATAGTGGAGAGATAGTAGATGATTGAAATGAACTCATAGATTGGTTCATGGATATCTGACGAATAGCCATTTACCGCAGTCTCTTTCTCGATCACTTCAATATACTTCTCGATACCTTTAAGTGTTTCAGATACAAAGATATCCCACTGCTTGTCTGAAAGGCCGCCCTCTTTAGGAATAATCTTAGTAAAGATATCATCCTGAAATTCTAGGCCATCTGCCATATAACTTTGTAGAATAGCATCCCTTACACTCAGAGAGTCATATAAAGGATGTTCGTCTACAATAGAAAGCTCTTTTAATTTGGCTGGAACGTTTTCAATTCCAGCGCAAACAAGTAAACCATAAAGATCTACTTGCATAAACAAAAGAGCATCCATAACGCTATCCAGATTCTCAAAATCGGCAGAAGGAATTAAGTCTTCATTAAAGGTCTTACGAAGCTTTCTCGTAGTTTCCAATAACTTAAGTTCTAATTCTGCTTCATCTAGATCTGTTTTAACGCCAGTTATGTTTAACATATTGGCAACACAATCGGCGTTATGAAAGAACTGTCGCATCTAAAAACTCCTGTAGGTCTTGCTTAGTAACAAGCATGTTCTTCGTCTCAAAAATCTTTCCATCTGGCGTATATAAGGTTTCTTTGATCAAAAGGACATAGCCTTTGATCCCCTTCTTCTCAAATTGCCGTTTAAACAACTCAATACCATGTTCATCTCTGAAGTATTCAATCTGGGCATCTGCTTCGACTTCGTCTAAAATTCCTATTGTAAGGAACTTGTCTCTGATTCGTGAAAAAGCTAGATCGACATTAATATCCATCCGTAATGCTAAACGATAGATATTGAAGAATAAAAGCATAGCCCCAGAACTAAATGCGTTTAGGTAGGTATCACTTCGTTCTCCAGATGAATTACGAACTACATTTAAAGAACGCATAACTGGAATAAAGTCCTGCCTAACAAACTTAGTAAGGGAAGAGTCTTCTAGTGCATGATCGAAGATACGCTTCTCACGATAAAGCTCGAAGATGGACGCTTCATGTCCAACTGTAGAGTCTGCTATATTTAGCAAACGCATATCGAAGTTAGACATACCTAAGTTGTAACTCTCTGAGCAAAGCACGTCTAGCATAACTAAGAGAGTGGTTGCTGGACCATGAGTCTCCAAAGTATTTTCTACATGCGCAATAACTTCCGGGTAATCTATCTCAAAGATATTAGATGCCCCATTCTCTATGCCTGAAAAGAGGTCATAGACACTAAAAATCAAATTCATCGAAATCATCCTCATTTTCAAATGAAAGCTTATCTATATCAAGAGCGTCTGGTCCTTTAGATTTAGGGAGCATGTCGTACATATGCTCCCTATCCTCATATTCGGAAACGATCTCTTCTCGTTCTGTTTCATCATCTCCGTCTAACTTAGAACGAACTAAGCGATGAAACAACTCTTCTTTACGTCGCAGCCCTTCTTGTAAATGAGACCATTCGACATGGCGGAATGTAGGAAGGTCTTGGTCCTCCAGATATACCCGTCCCTGCTTATCCGTCTGGTGGATAGGGCTAACTACTCGTAGTCTACCGGGAACCTGACAATCGGCCGAGACTACAATGCCTCGTCGTTTATAAAGTATCCCAGTTAAGACTAGTTCACGAGCAGTAGCGTGATCAAACTTGGTTGGTTCTTTCATGCTTTATTCCTCTACGGCTTCGGTACCGAACTTGCTATCTAGTTTCAAATAAAGGTCGTAGCCATCTTTAAAAATTAGATTGGCGATATCAGGCGACTCACCCTCATTAACTTTTGAGGTGAATTTTAAGATGTTACCTTTACAACGCTCAATGTTATAATCAGCAAGGTCTAGGTGTGGCACTCCAGCTTGGGTATGTGCACTTCCTATTTCTTCTGGAGTAAAGGTCTTACCTTCTAGGCGTTTCCCGATACCATTTACCATGTCGACAATCATCGAATAAAAAACAAGAGCCTGTTCGAACGGCATTGCAGCAGCAGTCAGAACTAGACGCCCAGTAGCATCCTGAACCGCAATATACTCACCTTGACGATCATGGTTTTGAATCACGGTCCATGGAGTCGGTCTCTTATTAATAAGATCGACCAAGCCTCTCATGTACCTACCGTCAATTGTTGTAATCATTTTTAATTAATCCATGCAAGAGGGGCAAATAGCTGTAAGGCAGATGCCATTATTATTGTACCGAAGGTGATATACCGGATAGGAGTGAGGCTATCTACCTTTCGCATTTCTCTCAATTCCAGATACCGTTTGCTTTTCAGGACTCTCGGGTCTTCCATTTTCTTTTCCTTTACAAAGGCGTTCTTCATATGACAGATATTTAAGATCTCTTGTAATAAACGTCTGATGACATCTAGTACAAATGTATCCCGGCCTATAACCGATCTCTGTTACAGTGTCGGTTAATCGATGCCTGTAACGAGCGATATTTATCTGTCTGTTCGATATTAGGTGGAACTTCCTTATCCTCAGTAGGTGTAGTAAGCACCTCCAGCTCGTCCTTAAGCATTCCGCAAAGTACCGCATTTTCATATCCTTCTATTGCTCTAAGTAAGCGTATAGTAGAACAGACTAAAGCTACTAAGCTAAATGCTACTAGCGTTCCTACTAATACCTCTTTCCAATCATCCTTTAGTTTCTGCTTCAGGCTTTTCATTATCATTCCAATATTGCGTGACGATTAGCATTACTAGGGACAGTCGTCATGTTGTCTGCATGTAACACTAATGATTCGTTATTAGCTAACCCACCTGTTACCTCTGTATAGTGGGAAATCATAAAGATCTGATCTACCTGCCCAGTCTCTAATAAGCTCTTAATAAACTTAACTAGGTTCTCTCGGTGAGCATCATCAAAGGTAGCTCCCATTTCATCTAAGTAAAGTGGGTAACCTTGAAGATCCATAACGGACATCAGAACTAGAGTAAAAGCTAAATCAAATACATCCTTCTGACCATCAGAGGCAGTTGTAATTTCTCCTGACTCTTTCCCGTTAACGAAGATAGGGAACTTATAATCCAAAGCAGACTCAGACTTCGCAATGCGAATCTCGATATCATAATCAAAGATACGTTTTACGATTGAGTTTACTTCGGCAAAGAAACCCTCTAAGAAGATACGCATCTGCTGAGCAATCAGACCCACCTTAGGAGATAGTTCTTTACTCAGGATATCTAACGTACGCTTCTTAGCTAAAAGGTTCGCTTCGTCCTTCTGGAGGTCTTTAAGAGTATCTTCCAAATGGGAATAGTTGTTCACTACACTGACTATAGACGCCAACTGAGTTTCCTTAGCCGACATTGCTTCCTTAACTGCATTTGACATAATGGAATCAAAGAACTTGCAGATAGCTTCATTCGTCCCAGTCTGTTCCGAACTAACTTTCCCAATAGCGTCTTTCAGCTTCTCAGCAACAACTAAAGATTGACGATAACTTTCAATGGCCGTCGTTAACAAACTTTTCTGTTCAGTTAGTTTCTCTAGCTCTATCGTTAAACGATCGCCTTTCTCTTTAATAGCAGAGGCTCCGGAGTTCTCTATTAAACGCTTAGCGTCCTCTAGATCTTCTTTCTGTTTAACAATAGCATTCCAATCGACTAACTGACCAGCAGTGATAGAAATACTCTGTAGAATATCGAAACAGGCAGTTCTATTATTAATAGCTCTTTGAATATCGATATCCGCTATTCTAACTTCTTCAGGGAACAGCTGGAAGTGTCCCTTTAGCTGAGTAAAGACTTCTTTAAAGGATCTTAGTTCGGATAGCTGCTCTTCTAATGAAGAAAGATTTTGAAGAACTTCGTCTAACTTATCGCCAGCTTGTTTCTTCTTCTCTTCTAGAGAACTACAATCTGAAATAGACAAGCTACCTTCAGCATAGTTTAATTCGCCACAACTCTTACAAGTAACATTGCCGGCCTTGGCAGTATTGTGAAGATTTAGTCGCGCATCTATCTTGCTAATAATAGCATCTAGTTTTGCTCGGTCTTCAGTAAGCAGTTTATGGTCAGCCTCTAGACTTTCAGCCTCTGTACGGGTCCACACTTTTGTAGAAGAGTAATTGGCTAAGACAGCCTCTATTCTATTCCTTAAATCCAGAGCGTTTCGCTGAACAGCGGCAGGATTCTCAATATCCATAGTAGGCTTTATATTGGTTGCTAGATAGTGATTAGCTAGTTTAAGTTGCTCATTAATCTGTTCAAGGTTACCATTGCTAGGCAAGTCCTTTAGGCGACCTAAAGAATCTAGAATCTCTTCGTGATCCAAAAGCTTTTGGTTAATTAAAGCATTTGTGCCAGCTAACTCTTCTTTGGCTTTCTCTAGCTTCTCGCTATAAACCTTAATCTGATCCCCGTCTAAAAGACTGCTATCCTTCTTAAGTGCCGAATAAACATTATCTACGATCTGTCCGTATGGACCTAGAGTATTGTCCAAGGCAAAGCCCTCACTAATAGGGTCTAGGTCAAAAGAGATTAATGGTATCATCTCTTGGATTGTCTTGCGAATAGACTCAGCTTCTGCATTTAACTCTTCAATATTTTCATATTGACTAAGTCGAGTTTGCACATCTGCTATCTTAGTACGGATATGCTTTAAAGCTCCAGCAGAGTCTCTAGACTTTTCTTTTACTTTATCGAAGATAGAGTTAGCATAATCTAGATTCAGATCAGAAGCATCTGACAATACTTTCATAATCTGAGTAGGGCCCATATTAGAAAGCTTTAGTTTGCCCGTTAAGAGCTTTTGTAAGCTGGGAGTAAAACCTAGTTCGGATTCGACTAGGTCTTTCTGTACCAATGCGGTACCTCCCTCATTCATTTCCACTTCATTCTTTACAAAGGAATGATGTGCCCCTTTGGTAATGTCAGAACGTAATTCATAGACATTCCCTTTGTCTTCAATTCGCATGTAAGTATAGCCGCCAGGCTCAAAATCCGATGCTACAGCAGGCATTGGAGTGAGCTGAGACATAAAGCTAGACTTGCCAGAACCATTCGAACCTAAGATAAGTTGAAGGGGCGCAGTGAACGTTACCTTAAGTGATTTTATGTTGGCCAGTTTAAAGTTCTTATAGCCAACTATTTCGGAATCTGTAATTAACATAATCTTAACACGTTTAGATTTTAGTATTACTAGATCCCTCTATTTTGTATATTAGTTTTAAGGGATTTAAGGCCATGATAGATAATAAAAAAGTATTGTTCGTAGATGTAGATTTCTTCTCTGATAACGGTTCTAAGGTTGTACCTGAACCCGGAACCTTGATGGAATTTATAACCGAAATTAATCGTTTGGTCTCTTTGGAACCCGATCTAGAAATTATATTAGTAGGAAGTAATGAAGTTATTCGTAACTATCGCTACAATAACAAGAAACAATTTTGTGCTTTAAAGAGAAGTCTTTCCGAGTTTGGTTTTGGAAGGAACCTTCATGAGGTTCTTTATATAGAAGGAACTACAGAAGGGTTTTGTAGAGCAACCTCGTTATGGGAAGGTTGCTGTAAGTGGATTAAAGAAGTGTCTCTTCCTAAAGAGGTCTATATGGCTAAATTACTTAGCCCTAAAGTCTTGATGGAATGGGAACGTTTTGTAGGTGGGAATAAAGAATGCAAATAAGTTGCTTTGTGCCATACTCGTTAGGTATGGTAGCTGAGAATAAAGACCTTACCTCAGATACAGTTGAGATATGGCCTATTGAAATGACTCCCACCATGGAAGGGGAGTTAACCTCCGATACATTGGAATTGGAAACAAAGGGGATTGACGGAGACTCTAAAGAATACCAAGCTAGTGTTAAGGTAGGGACGACGATTCCGGCTAAGTGGTTAGGCGGGGCAGATAGTAACCGGATTACACCTCCTGACGTACGTCGTGGCGAACGGGTCATGCTCTATACTGCTAAGGATAGTAATCAGTTCTATTGGCGCACACACGGACTGGATCAAAACCTTCGTCGCTTAGAAACCGTTATCTTTGCCTTTAGTGGTAACCCTGATAATGATGATCAGGACGCCCCTACTCCAGAGAACAGCTATTTCTTTGAGGTTAATACTCATGAGAAAATAGTTACTTTCCAGAACTCCACAATGAATGGGGAGTTAGCTCAGTTTACTTTTCAAGTAGATCCGGGTGAAGGTAAATTTAAGGTCCATGATGAGAAAGGTAATCATCTCTTTATGGATTCTGTGAATACTCGTTTCTATTTAGAGAATGTAGATAAGTCTTTTATTGATGTAAACAAGAAAGTCATTTCTATGTTTGCAGAAGAGTTTATTAATGCTAAAACTGATACGCTTAATGTAGAAGCGGTAACAGCCATTAACATTAAAACTAAGGCTACCACTTTAGAGTCTGAAGATACTATCAATATCACAACTAAAGATACGACCTTGGAATCTTCTAACTCTATTAACATTAAAACCAATACTACGACATTAGAGTCTGGTACCAGTATTGATGTTAAGACGGGTATGTTTACAATGGATGCTGGAAGTGCGGCAACTATTAAAGCAGGCACCATTACGTTAGATGGACCTGTAATGGGTACTGCTAATGCTACCTTTACTGGACCTGTAGCAGCGGCTGCAGTAGCAGCAGGTGGAGGTGCGGCAGCTATGGCAGGAGGCGGTGGAGTATCTGGCGCTACCGCTGAGATGTCTGGACCTATAACCTGTGGTGGTGTAAATGCCTCTGGGCTTGTAGCGGGCATGCCTGTTCTCTCGGCCGGGAAACCTGTATTAACGGCCTAGGATTTTTCAATTCTATATTACTTTAGTGATTAGGAGTAGATATTTAATCTACTCCCTTTTACTATAATAAGGGAGAACCCATGCGTAAGTTTTTAGGCGTGTTAAATAACTTAGGTCAATATGAATCAGTCATTGTCAAGAACGGCAGTGGCGATTCTCCGTGTAAGGTTTTTATCTCATCAATAAATGATCTACAGAATGCAGATGATCTAGATAACCTAAGAGACATTGCTACTTTTATTAAAGAGATAGCTCAGTCGACTAATGTGGCTGGTAGTAGAACTCTTCGTATTAAAGACGAGTTGGCAGGTAGTCATGCCGCTATGTTGTTTGATGTCTCTATTGATCTTCTCTGCTGTTTTGTTTCCTTAGTTGGTGCTTCTAGCTTTGCAAAAGCGAAAGACGACATCTCTGCCATTCCTTATACTAAAGTAGTACGTAAGGCGGTTGCTCGTATGGTAGCTCTAGCTAATGTCTATGACTACATCATACTGAATAACAAAAAGGCAGAAGACTTAGAATCACATGCTCCTATGGAAGACGATGTAGAGGCAGCTGTGGAATTACTAAAAAACAATGATTGGGACGTGTTCTCACTCATTAATGCTAAAAGGACTTGTCACTAATGACTCCAGCAAAAGAAAAGATAAAAGGGTTTGAAGACTATATCTTCAGTAACCTTAAATCATATCGGCCGGCAGACGAACTGACCGTACCGCGACTAGAAACTCTTTATCAAAAACTAAAGGGCATTTCCAAAGATAATCGTGATGAACTAGATAAGATCTTTAATGCTCTTATCCACCTTCGAGATAAGACTCTGGAAAGAAAGAGCGAGGGGCGCTTAGGCAACATCACTGAACTACTTATGCTAGCAGCAGAGCAACTAATGTTGTTCACTAAAGCTCGTCGCCTTTTTGCAATTGACGCTAAAGATGAAGATCTTGTTCAGTGTGAAGGTCACCTGCAGTTATTGATGAAGTACATTGAACAAACCAAGTTCTTCATTATTAACGACAAGATTGAAGAAGATGTAGTTGTCGATCATAAAACCGTAGATGGCATAATGGCATTTGTGGAAGGTAAAACTGGTTCCATTGGTAGTGATGTCAATATCGAGCAGTTTGTAGATAAGATAGCAGATCTTGTAGCCGACGGACTTAAGACTGCTGAATGTACTCCTGATCGCAATATCTATTATTGGGCCAAAAGCCTTAATGAGGAAACCGAAGGTCCGCGCGTAGAAGCCGATATTGTTATTGGGTGGCATAAAGATAAAAGCCTTTATCTCCATCTAAAACATTGTCGTCTATCGTTCATTCTTAATGATAACATTGACTGTGTTCATGTTATCGATAAAGAAGGCAATCGGTTTGAAATGTCTGAAGATCGAGCTTTTGAATATCTTTGCGATTCAGTAAAGAAAACGAAAGAAGCATAAGAATAACCCTACCAGCCTCGTGCTGGTAGGGTTATTTATTTTTTTGCCTTAAGGCGGAGTCAGCGCTTCTATCTCATCTCGCTGATTAAGAATGATCGTCGCCATCTCGCCTATACGAGTATTGAGGGCAGCTATTTCATTCGTTAATCTTTGCAGCGCGGCATATGGAGTTTCTCTCTCAACAATGGCGGCTAAGCGGTTAGCTTCTAACTGCTCATGCTGGCTTTCGCTGATAGAGTTCTCAATTGATACCTTGTGCAAATCTACCGTAGCTGTCTGACCAATAACTTCTGAGCATTGCGATTGAATCACACTCATTACTGAAGTTAAGTCTAAGCCATCTGGCAATACCCCTAGATCAATTGACATAACCAATCGACTATACGGAATATTAGTAGTTGTAGGGAAGCCAGCGATATATGAACTAGGCACATAGATCGTAGGTTCTACATCGGATATCAACGTAATGATATTTATTGCATTTGTTCTATCGTTCTCATAGTCTTGACTAGTCAAGCCATGAGGTTCGTAGTACGTAGCAAAGATATCTACATTCTTCTGATCCAGCGCCTCAAAGCCCTGTATGGCCTCACAGCGGTAAATGGCACCAGAAGGAGTAGAAAAGGGAGCAGATAAACTATACTCCCCTGTGGCGTTAATAGGGGGCGTATTATTAAGTGGCATAACTACCTCCTATTAGACAGCATTAACAACAGCCATATAGCTGTTCTTTGTACCCATCTTAAGTTGAGCTGTACCGATAGTCAAAGTAACTAGAGTTAATTGACCAGTCGTAATACGGTTCATATCAGCAGGTAGCGCTGAGATGCCGTCATCCACTTCACACTGACGAGCCAAACGCTCCAGTCCCTGAATAACCTGTTTGGTTGTTTCAGATAGACGGTTGATGTTCGCGTCATTAGTTGCCAATACTGCATAATCAGTAAAGCGATCCGTGAAACGAATAGCATCAACGGCATTTGCTGCTTCACCCATAACAATGAAACCAATGCTCTTATAAAGAATACTGGTTATATCGGCACGGTTCTGAATTTCAGTTTCAGAAAGAGCGGGGATAACTAATTGAGTTCTAGGCACAACATCTGCATAAGCAATACTAGGATTGAATACAGACTCAGATTGTCCGGCTACAGAGATAGCTGGCTGGTCCCATAAAGGAATAAACGTATAGCTATCTAGGGCTACAATCTCAGGGAAATGCTCTACCCATTGTTCAATGGTATATGACGAGTTATCGACCAAGTACTCACGGACAGCTTCCATGATGTTTTCTTGGGCAGAGGACTTAGGGCCATAACCGATTACGGTCCATTCGGTCTGAAGTAGACGAGAGTTATCTGCGCGGTCTTGCCAAGTGATCGTAGAACCCATTAGTTTGGTTTCTGGATTACCGGCCTTAAGAGGCTCAACTTTACTTAGGCGATCAGTTAACTTAACATTTACTAATGCATTGGAAACATCAGCATACGTTCCCCATAGAGAGTTTAGATCGTCTACAGGCGGAACCAGCAAGATGCTCCATTCGTCATATTCAGTCTGGAATGTACTGTCAGCAAACCATAGTTTAAATTCAATTGTATCTAGACCGATAACAGTTTTGAATAAAACGTAGGCAGGAATATTTTGAGCATTACCCAGTACAGAAGGACCGATTACTACATCTGTCCATGGCTTGGCATTGAATACCGCATTGAACTGAGCTTCGGCGGTAGACTGGTCATCAAACCCATTTACCGTTTCGATGATATCTAAGATCTCATCTTTGAAAGAAGTGGGGATTGCATAGTCAGATTTATCTTCACCTTTTGAGTGGAAGATTACTGCTTCGCCAGCATCTTTCGTTGGGTCACGAAGGACGTCTTTGTCGATACTGAACGTTTTAGATTGAGTAGATAGTTCACCTACAGGAGAGATGCCTCCATCTACTGTATCTAGATATGCATTTAATCGACCAAAGCCTTTAATAAATACATTCATTTATTAGCCCTCCAGTTCTTTGAGGTCTTCTTCCAGTCCTTCTAAGGTATCGCTATATGCAACGATAAGTTTCTTAGCCTGAACAATTACGCTGGTTAGCAATTCCATCTCATCACCAATGTGACGGAACATAACAGCAAGACGACGAGAAGTATCTTTAGGAATTTCAGAAACTAGGTTCTCTTTTTGATAAAGACGAACTGCTTCGGTTAAGCGATCTTCCAAACGAGATACTTCGTCTAGATCAATCTCTTCTACCTTCTTACGAAGTTCAAATAGAATGTTTCCACATTCCTTGAACACTTTAACGGAAGGATAAAGCTCACGGAATTTAGCAGTGTCTGCTTCACCATTACGCTTCTTATCATAAAGCTTAGCTACCTTGTCAGTAATACCGTCAATGTCAGCAGGCTTCACTTCTTTAGCCGTCCAGATCTTCTCGCGGAAGTCTTTCTCTGTAACAGCTTTTTCGAACCATTGGGCTACAGGCAACAACAAAGATTCTGCGATACCTTTAGTTTCGTCGATAGCTTCCGTTAAAGTATTAGCGGCGCGCTGCATATTTACTTTAAGGCGCTCAGGACGATATACCGGAATATCTTTAACTTTATTGAAACCAACTTCTTCCAAGTCGGCTATTAATTTTTCGGATAGTAGATTACGACTAAAATCCTCTTTAGCTGAGTCGATATCTTCGACAAATCCACTTCCTGCGAAACCTTGTTTGAAATCACCCATCACGCGTGAGATGATATCACCAAGGCCTTCATTACCAGCTACAGTAGTTGACGTCTCAACTTCCAAAGCTTGGCGCATTTTCATAAAATGTTCGTTCATTTTACAGGCCTTCTTTCTTAAGAATAAAATACATAAAAGCTTTTTCGTATATAAGGCAAACGTGCCTCAACATACCATCAAGTGCATAAGGATTTAATTACATGTTCTTTAACCGATTACCCACTGCTTCAAAGATTAAACCTCAGTTCAGTTTAGGGGGACTTTTAGACATTCCGACTGGCAACTATCTTACCGGTAAGAATGGAGAATCTATTCTTTCGTCTGGACTATCATCTATCAATTCTATTATTGGTCCACAGAATAGCTTTAAAACTGCTTTGACTATGTATGTTTTCTTAACTGTACTTAGTCGCTATAAAGGTAGCTTTATGGGTGTATATGACACCGAAGGTAGTTTCACATATGAGCGCCTTAAATCTATCCTTGAAAATTTTGCTCGATTAAAACATATTGACTTAGACGACCCTACGTCAGCTGAAATTATCCAGCTTGTTTCTAGCGGAGATATCTTAGGCGATAAGTGGTTTGAAGAAATTAAGAAGTCTTTAGATGAACGTAAGAAAGTTGAAGATAAATTACTTAAGACGACTCCGTTTAAAGACTTCGGCGATAAAAACCTTAAGATGATGCCTCCGGTAATGCTGGTTGTTGATTCATTATCTCAGTTCAAGATAAGTTCTGTTGAAGGTAAAATTGTAGATAAGAATGCTGTAGGTGAATCTGGTGCCAATACCCAGTTCATGAAAGAAGGTGCGGCTAAGGCTCAGCTTATTACTCAGTTGCCAAACATGACTACTAAAAACAATATGTTATTTGGTATGGTTGCTCATACAGGCAACAAGATTGAGATGGATCAATATGCACCTAAAGCAGCTAAGTTAGCTCACTCCCGTAAAGGCGCAACTGTTAAAGGCGCTACTGAGAAATTCGAATTCATTAACAATAACCTATTCGAAATCTTCGATGCCAAACCATTGATCAATTCTTCTAGTGACCGTACAGCTAAATATCCATTTGGCGAATCCGATCGTCAGGAAGGTACTATCGACTTAATGTTAGTGCGTATGGTTAATACTCGTAACAAGAATGGTCCTTCTGGTTTCCAATTTAACTTGATCGTTTCTCAGACTCGTGGTTTCCAGCCTACACTTACTGAGTTCCATTATTTAAAAGAAACAGCAGACCGTTTCGGTATCAGTGGTAATAACGTAAGTTATGAAATGGATATCTATCCGGGTGTTAAATTGGGTCGTACTACTGTAGCCCATAAAGTTCTAGAAGATGCTAGATTAGCACGCGCTATTGAGATTACTGCTCAGATGGCACAGATGCAGCGTCACTGGAACTTGGATGAGAAATACATCTGTTCTCCTAAAGACCTTTATGACGATCTTAAGTCTAAAGGTTATGATTGGGATGTATTATTGAACACACGCGGTTGGTGGTGTTTTGAGGAAGACGCTCCGTTAGAACTTCCTTACCTATCAACTATGGATTTACTTAAAATGCGTACAGGCGAATACCATCCATTCTGGCTGCCTGCACAAAAGGGAAAAGAATAAAATGACTTCTGTCTCTATCTCCACAATCCCGGGCGCGAATTACGCGTCCAAGGATATCATCATGGAAATGTACCGCAGCCTTTCTCTAGGAAGCGATAGTTTTGCAGGCGATGAATTCCTACAGCACCTTACTGAACAACTGCCGGGTATACTGGACAGCATTAATATGGTTCCTCCCGCCGGGCAAGTCTATTGGATGACTGAGTATTGGGCTAGACAGTTTGAAGCTGCCGGTTTAGATACTAGTTTATTTGTTAAGACTTGTCGAGAAAGAAACTATCAGGATGTGATTTCGTTCATTAAAGAAACTGAGGAAATCATATGTAGTGCAATTGAAAGGCACCCTGAAATTATCTCGCGCAGTGTTGTAATTCAGGGCCCTATGTAAAGAGGATTTCCCTGTGTCCAACAAAGCAAAAACAATAGAGTTCATTGTAAAACAACTTGAAAAACTAGCGCCTAAAAACGACGGCATTAAGATGGTTGCTGACCATTTGAACTCTTTATCCGAGAAAGACTTCAAGGCATATATGGAGAAAGCGAGGGATGGCGAATGGGCCGTTCCTTTATATGCTCCTAACTTAAGTGAAAACGAAGTCTTTAAAGGACAGGCATTAAAGGTAGCTGAAGAACTAGGTTTGGATCTTTTCCATCATCTTAAGTTAACCGACCCACAGACCGGAGAGGAGTTTACTACTCCACTTAAATATCTGGTTCTACCTATGCCTGTTCGTCGTCAAGAACAGCACCTTATTAAGAAGAAGTCTCTTCCGCCTGATGATCGAGTTGTTGACCACTTGTCTGGCCAGGCTACTGGCGATAGTAAAGGTTCATCCATTTCTATGCCAGAGCTTTTGGTTCTTAACTCTAAAGGTTTTGAAAACAGTCTCGTTGAAATGATTAAAGTTCGTGGCGGTGACGCGGCAGCATTCCGCCATATGAACAAGTCGATGGTTGAGCAAGGTAGCTATAGTCTAAAACCCATCGAAGAAGCTGGCACTAACACGAAAGCGAATGAAACATTTGCCGCTATCTTATTTGCCATGCATCTCGATAATGATTTATTAGCGTGATAAAAATGAAAGTAGTCGAAACGACAACTGTTAAATATGCAACTGATATTCTAGCTGAACTTTTACAGAAGCTCAGTAAAGAAGAAGCAGGGGCTATATTAGGACTGGGTAGCTGGAAAGGGTTACAAGATATTTGTGTATCTGAGATCTTGGCTAACGGGGAAGTTGATAAGTTCATCAAGAACATTCCTAAAGTTAAGTTAGCTTTACTAAAGAAGCTTTTTAGTCAGCTATGTATTCGTGGCAATCTGAATAATGTTGACCTTGGTAATATAGTCGAGTCTTTAGCTATCTCTATGGGTTCGTTCGTAAATGACGACGCTTATAACGAGCAAAGCTACAAAGCTCACTATCAGGTTATAATGAAGCGACCGGTCATTATTATGATTGCTCTTCTTGAGCAGATAGAGGTGGTTAGTGAATAGCTATAACGATAACTTACTGGTTGATTTAGATTGTATCTGGGATACTCGTATCCCTATTTTAAATCGAATTGATCGTCAGTCGTCCGATACTATTCTTAAAGAGAATACTTACCATACCCGGATTTCGGATTTATTCTCTGATCTTGTCCCTGACTTTGATAACAGTTCTTTCCTTAAAGCTTATATGGAAAGAACAGTTGAAGATATTAAGGGGCAGGTTTTACCTACTAACATGCTTGTTCAAATCCAAGACCACATTTATAGTTGCGTATCTACTCGAGATAAGTCTCCTGTAAAACAATACGTAAATATAACGGTTAATCTATATCCCTATAAGTTCTCCGATGCAGAAAAGGAAGTTATTCTTTCTGCCATGCAGGATTCTTTTAAGGGCGCGGAGTCTGTTAACATCGTTAGTATTCCTCAGCAGTTTCTTAATCCAAAATCTGTTTCTCAGTATACTCAGTATATAACTTATGAAGTAGACGAATGGTTAAGTATGCATGGGGAAGAGCTGAAAGAAAACAAAATGCCTAGGTTTATGCTGTCTGGTCCTATAAAGGCCATTAAGCCCAGAGCAGAAGAAGAGATAGATCTTCGAGACGCAGTAACGGGTTCTAAGATGTTCTTAGCCGAACACCTGGAATTAAACCTTTTGCCTCTTAAAGATTTCAGCTTTGATATTGAGTTGGCTAAACTCATCGGGACGACGGCATAAAACCATACCACCTAGACCGAATGGTCTAGGTGGTATAATGCTGTCCTATTCTTCGTCAGTGGCAGCAAACATTTCTTTATAAGTCATACTACTTTGTTCAGTAGAAGTCTCATTATCATTTAACTCAAACTCAGGTAGGTCCTCTTGAGAGAGAGTAGGGATGTTTGCTTCATCAGCGATAACTTCATAGTCAACGTCAATAGCAAAAGGATCATCCTTTTTGGAACTATTAATTCCAGCAATAAGGGCGCGCGCCAATTCTGCATTAGAATCTGCGGCAGTCTTATCTGCTTGAATGCGGTTAGTATCAGTTGCGGTTTTAGCCAGATCTCGCATAAGCTCTAGTCTAGTCTTATCGATGTCTGATGTATCATCCAGTAACATTTCAAGTCGTTTAGCTTGAACCAACTCTACTACGTTATCTGGACTTGTATCTAATTCTTTTATATCAGTCACAGTTGAATCCTCCGTGTTCTAGATCAGTACAAATCTATATTACATTAACGACAGAAAGAAATTATAGGAGGCCATATGCCTTTCCAAGCGATCAGGGGATACTTTTCCTCGGTACGAGTCAGAAAACGGCTCCTCGATCTACTGGATGAGTTTGAGGTACTACCTCAAGACAGTCCAATGAAGCAGTTTTATTTCCTAAAAGAAATATCCGAATTGCTTAAAAGAATGAAGGTTACTTTGATTACAGAGGACTTAGCAGAGTATAGTTTAGAGACTCGCTATATCCGTCTTAGTGACTTAAAACGATCCCTTCAAAAATATCCTAATACCAACCCCGGGATGTTGAAAGACGAACGCTCTCAACAAGCAGTTACCGAATGGTTGGAGGAGATTGATATAACTCCTTCCTTTATAAACCAACAATTAGGTATGTTAAGCGAATATTTAGAACGGATTTTAAACGCCACAGAAGCCGATAGTGATAGGACAGCCGTAGGCCGACTATTAAAGTCGGTGAACGGTGATCTGATATCCTTGTTTACTTTACTATCGAGCTTTACTCTAGTAGAGGCTAAAGATGAACAAAGTAAAGCGGGCAATAAATCTCGAGCTTAATGCGATGAAGCCCTTTTGGGATAAGACAGTTAGCATTGACCATAACGAGATTATCGACAAAGCCAAATGCTATATCCCTGAAGTATTCGAGGTTATCCTCGAGAAGTCTGGATTGACTGAAGAACAAATTCGTCACGAAGATCCAGACTACTTTTGTCTATTAGATTTATTCGGAATAGACTACCTTATTGAATTTAATGGTCAGCGCTATGCTATCGATTTAACAATCGGTACTCGCGCCACTGTTAAGATCAAGCGCTCTAAGATGCGTTCGCGTCTGGAGTTTTATAAAGCACTGAATGCAATTCCGGTAGTATTGCGTTCTGCTAGTGGACTCTTACCTGAGAACATTTGCACTTACATCGAACAATCCGTCATTAGTGATGGAATCGTCGACTGTCGACTTAGCACCGATCTGGAACTAGAGGCTAACTCATTCGAATCCCTTCGTAAATATGAAGTTGATTTAAATAGAGAAGACACTATCCAGTTGGCTGAAGAGTCTATACGTGACATATTTGAAAGTTTGGTTGAAGCAAAGTATCGAGGGCCAGAAGCCACTTACTTCGATATTGCGCATACTACTGAAATCTTTGAACTGCTAATGCCTGACATGCTTATTGAAGTTGACGGCGAGCGGTTTGCGATTAATCATTTGCTTGGAACAAAATCCAGCATTGATCTTAAACGTTTAAAGATGGAAGAACGTATGCCATTTTACAAAGCTCTTAATGCAACACCCGTTGTATTAAATTCTGAGTCTGGTCTTATCCCTGACAATATCATTGAGGCAATCAAGTCCTCACTGTCTGTTAACGGAGTTAAGATTTGTAAAGTTGGAGAGAAACATGTCGGTTGAAACCGAAGACCTACTGAACCCAGATCTGGAGTTTATTAATTCCAGTACGGGTATCCTCTCTCGACTATGGAGACTAACACTTTGGAAACTGCAACTCAGCTATCCTAAATGGGAATCAAACGTAGGAAACTATGTAGCCATTATGGAAAGGATATATGGAGTTAAGCGAGCCCAAAATATTAAGGGTAATCTTGATGATGCCCTTAAAGCTGACGACATGACGTGGGCTAACTTTGTTAAAGGGATGGTTATTCTAAACCGCCCTATAACAAAATTAACTTTCCGTGCCGTCAAGGGCGAAGTAGAACTGGAGCGAACAATTGTTATTAAGACGGTTGCCACATGTACCAGAGCGAATGAAGTATTCGAACTAGAACATATGGAAGAGAGTCGGATTAACTTGAAGAATGTATTGAACGATATCTTCGATACCTATATAGGAAATGAAGAGGATTGGCAAAATGCATTAGTCAAATACTCCGAACAAAAGTCTAAAGTATCGGTTGAACGTGAAGGCGAAGAACGCTCAGCTTCAGCAGTCAGATCTTCTATTAAGAAGAAACTGAAAACTCCAACTATAATGTGGAAGTCCTTCGTAGAGGGATTGGAAATATGTGAGCTTGACTATATCGAGCTAACATTAGTCCTAGGCGGCACACGCTGCTTGCAATTAAATCTTAGGGCTAATCTATAGCCCTAAGGTATATAAAAACAAAACGGGAGAAACATATGACTAAGCATATTAATGGCGATATTGATTTTAGTAAATCTCTAACGATCGCACAACCAACAGGAATCCATGCTTTTCATATTTGTAACGGTAAGCTAAAGATCACTGATGTTTATCATCAGGAAGATGTTGGCGTACCGGTACCGATAGAAGATGATCTGGTCTCGCTTATGGTGGGCAAAGAAAAACTTATATTATCGAAACAATCTTGGGATGATTCAAAACAAGAATCTCACTACGTCTTTGAAGAAGACATTAAAACCTTTGTACCTATGACTGAAAAGCCAGATTTAAATGGATACTGCGAATTCGTAGTTGATCCACGTAGCGCTTCTATTCTACCAGTTAAGGTAGCGTAGAAGTATAAGTAAGGGCTTCGGCCCTTATTTTTTTGGGGGGAATTATGTTAATTGAGATAACAAAAATAAAACTAATGAAGGCTGGGCAGGCTGAAAAGTCATGCCATAGACATTACCTTCGTATGATACCGGACCATGTAAGTACGGTAAATGAAGAAGACTTTACTCATTGGATACCTGCATACCTTGATTATAACGTAATTGAAGATCTTTATGAAGTGGGCGAGTCTATTTTTAGTCTACTTGCCTATGTAGGTATTGCTTTACATGAAGGTATGGTTTTATCTGTATCGGAAGCGGACGGTAGTCTTTGGTTTAACAAGCCTTACTGTCCTCCATTAACAAAAGAATTAGAAAAAGAATATGTGGCTCCTTGCCACTAACGATGGAGAAAAGGAAATGAAAGCTAAAACTTTAATACTTAATCTAGGTGGCGATTTAGTCTATCTAGATAGATATAAAGATGGCGTCCATAGATCTTGCAATGGAGACAAGCGAGGCTTATCATCCATAAAGATAGACGCGACTACTATGATTGTTGTGCAGCCTAGTGGCGCATGGCTAAGGGTAGGTACTAAGAAATCTGATTATTTGTGGATTTCCTTACATGCTTCTTCACCAGCACTCCCTAACTATTTCGACGAACCTGCTATTAATATCGATATTACCGATACCCACTTTGTTGCCGATACCCACAGTGGTGTAGAAATGGCAGAAAGTGACTTCGGTGAAGGTAAGCCTGTTTTACATACCGTACGTTTTAAAGAAGCGGTATTAGGAAATCTAACTAATAAGCCTGAAGAGATTATGGTCAGTTTCCCTGAAGATGCTGTTTGTAATCTACAAGCTTTCTGCTATTTTGCTGCCGAATTTAAAGATCTTCTTCCGGTTGTTAACAAAGAGTTAATGTTAATACCGTTTGAGAAGAAGTAGATACAAATAAACAGGAGTCCGTATGACTGAATCTACTATTAAGCCGACTACGTTTTCTAATGGTCCGAGCGATTCCCCCAAAGTAGCCGATGCATACGACCCCGGTTCTGTATTCGGTTTTAATGTCGATCTTTCCAGTAGTTTAGGTGGGGGTGGTTTTTCCATCCCCGGTCTACCGCCGGGTAAGATCAGTGAAACTCTTTTGGATGGAGACTTAACTGCCGCATTGCAGCGAGACAACCTTACTCTTGCAGACGCTATTCGAAATGTTAAGAATGATCTACCTCCAAATGCTTCTCTAGACGATGTCCTTAAGAGCAATAGCTTAAGTGATGTTATCGCTACCACTAAACGTCTTACTGAGACAATGGACCCTTCTTTAATAGGTAGTCTGGCAGGAGATGATGTAGACTTCCTTATAAAGGAAACAGGTAAGTTAACGAATAGTGTTATTATTCGAGACGGCAAACTTACCTTAGATAATTTAAAAGATGCCTCCGGATTTGATTATGCAGTGACTGCTGCAGTAGGCGTCTATGTAGTTAAGAAAGCTATGACAAGCGAAGGTCGTGAAGACTTACTTGGAATGATAGCCGGTACGAAACTTCCTTCTCTTCTCCAGAATGCTGCAATGGATTCTATTATGGATCTAGCTGCCGAATATGGATTAGAAGATGTTGTTTCTTCTCTGATAGATGTTATCGGAGACAGGATGACAAACGAGAAGCGTACTCAGACTGCAAAAGAATTACTTAAGGGCTTTAAATATAGCGATAAGCCTGTGATTACTTCTCTTAGTACTAGCGAGAAAAGTCTGATTACAGATACTGCTGAGTTCTTTGGGGCCAGTTCTGCTTTTGCCAATTTAATTGGTGAAACGGCAGAAGGTTTAACGGAAGAGAAATCTTATCCTACAAAAGCTCAGCAAGGCGCTGCTTTAATAGATGCTTTAAATAAAGTAGACCCTAACTGGAATAAAGCTATTCGCAATGGTACGACTATCTCCAAGATGGATAATTATCGTTATGCTTCTAGAGATGCTCAGACTGCACTAGCCTATGACCCTCGTACCAAGGTTTCCTTTGTTACTTGGAAAACCAGAAAGTATCGCCCTACCGACTGGAAGCGTTTAGCTAGAAAACAATACCGTAGAATCTATCTATAGTACTAACTACCCTACCTTTTTCGGTAGGGTAGTTTTTTATGCCCTTAACTTATTTTTTATATAAAAAACTTAAATAAGGGATTTGTTATGATAACCTCTATTGCAACTATTACCGGACTAGCTCTAAGAGAAGCTAGGGAGATTTTAGGATATGGTTTAACTAAAGCCGCTAAGCGTTTATGTTTAACTGAGAACAGTCTTGGTCGTTATGAGGTAGGGCAGGGTAAACCGTCCCTCTCTAAGCTGTATGAGTTTGCAGGACTATTAGGATTTGACCTTATGGTTCTTATTAACCGAGTAGAAGAAGTAAGGACAATTTTAGAAGCGGAAGGTTGGCATGTTTCTCCGGAAGTACCTGAAGAAAACGATGACCTACTTCAAGGCATTCTTTATATTAAAAGAGACGGGAACTTCTTTCTGGACAAACGCGACGATAAACACAATATTATTCCTGAAGTAAGAAGTAAGTACCTTCCCTTTAAAGACCCTAAGCGTTCTATGAATGATCGTGAACGTAGACGTTCCTGCAATGGCTGTCCTTTCCTTTATGCTATCTATGGTGCATATTACCTAGAATTGAATATGGTAACTCAGGCAGAAGCCGAAACTATCCCTGGGCGTGTTCCAGAGTAAAATAGTACTATATTACATAGGTGAGGCTGTAGAAATGATTCTGCGTCTCTTGACTACCTTACAAAGGAAAATCTATGGATACTAAAATAGAGAAAGGACTAGCCAAAATCGAAGAAAGCTTAATTGCTTCTGAGATGAGATACAATCCCTCACGAAAGTGGGCGACTGAGATCTTAAAGGCGAAGGACACTTGCGAACGTCTAGGGAGAGCTTCTGGCAATCCTTACTTAAGTCATGCTGTATGGCTTAACCAAATTGCTGGGGCGTATCGTGAGGAATCTGTCTCTAAAGCAGAGTATCACAATGTTCTATGTGCGGCCTATGTCGCATGTCAGGATATTGACGATGTACCCATGCATCTCGTTAACAACATTGTTAAGGAGGGTTCATCTATAAATGAAATGCTGCTTTTTAGTACATGGCTTGAACTTAGGGCGAAGTTGTTCGAAGAGGATGGTTCTTTTACCATCGAGCATGCAATGGACGTGAGTAAGATTATCTTGCGCACGGATCGACTTGTCGGTCATGCTGCTTTCTTCAACACCCTTGAGGAGGAAGTCTTGGTTGGTGAGTGGCCTTCTGGTTTTACCAGAGTGTCATTTGAATTGTTTCAGCGTCTGTCTTCTGGCAAGTTGATTCAAGAAATGTTAGCTGCTTAACCTGTAGTACGAAGGCCTTGCTCCTAGTGGGCAAGGTCCTTTTCTGCAGCCTCAAATTTTAACTGGAGAGAAAACAATGAAACGCATTGATGCATTAGTTGACGCCGCTCTTATTGAACTGCCTAAACTAGCAGAAGGAAGGGAACACAGCAAGACTCTACGCGAGATTGCTTCTAAGCTCGATAGCGAAAATTTATCTGAGCTAGTCTTGGACTATAAAAATAAATTAAAAGACGACATCACTACTGGTACAATGGCTTGGGCCTTAGGTGGACATGAAGAATTCGACGCGATGAAATCATCCGATCGTGACTTCGTTTCCTGCTCTATCGCTTACAATGTACTACAGGCTTTAACTTTACCTAAGTTGAATCCTGAAGGATATGAATACCATCGAGAAAAACTAGAAACTGGTATCATTGAATGGTTAGGTCGCCACCGTGCGATGGTCTCACCTCGCCGCCTACGTAGTGTAGGTTAAAGAGACCACGTCCCCCTGCTTACATAGAGGGGGACATTATAAATAAAATCGGGAGAAACGATTATGATAAGTTTAATATTAATAATGGCAATCATTGGAGTAGGCATACTACTCATAAAGAATGGTACCGAAGGAGCTTGGGGTCTTCTAGGTGTCAGCGATATGATTGACGAATTTAAGAAGGGGCGTTGGTTTTATGCCGTCTTCTTTTCTGGCGCATTTACTGCAGCATTTATAGTAGTATCCATACGTGTTGCAACAGCCATGCTTAACGTAGATCCAATTCTAGCTAAATCAGAATTTATATTTAACTTAGTGTTATTTGGATTCTTTGCTTTAACATTTGGATTGTCATCTGGCGAAACGGAAGTAGAGAAAGGGGCGCGTATCGGCATCTTAATGATTACTGTAGGCGCGTTCTTCATTCACCTCTTTACAAAGTAATAAATAAAATAAAGCTCCGGTAACACGGAGCACTTGTCCATTACAGGAGAATATAAAAATGGAACAGTTTCAAAACGAATATGTAGACATCGCTCACTTCTTACGTGTAAAGCGTACTCTACTTAAATACGGTAAGTACTCTCTAGCGGAAGCTAATGGAATATCCGTTGAATCAATTGATGCGTTTGAGAACCCACTTGTATGTAAATACACTGCAACTGATATGGCCTGTATACAAACCATTTACGGCCTAGATGAAAAAGATATGTTAACTGCTAAAGACTTAATTGAAGACGCTAAGTCTATTATCAATGTTGACATGGTTAGATTATCTCGCAACGCTTGGAATAAACTTGCAGTAGTAATGAAAACGATGAAAAATACCGACCCGCTTAAATGGGACGAATATCGTGATGTAGTTACTCTAGACTTAAAGGAAGTCTGCTAATGGTTAGTTATCTTAGACCGGTTAGTGACGCACTTGCCGTAGTACGTGATTCTAAAACTGAGCAACAATGGCTTATGAAATTTATTGACGTATTCCAAAATGGGGACTACCAGATGGAATTATATAAATTCAAACATAACCTTGATGCGCAAATAACAATGCTTATCGCGGAACGCAGAGCCATCCCTTTAACTCATTATGATAAGTCTCTTCATGAATCCGTTTGGAAAAGAAAGACGCGTAGTATTACTGTATTAAAGTTAATGCGTCGGACCAGTCTTTATATCCTACTCGGACTTAAGGGTGAAAGAAGTTTATCTTTTTATCTTTGGCTTAAGACTCTAACCTTCTTTTCTAAATTTATAATTAAACGCACATAGGAGTTCACATGGAACTTAAGCAAATAACGATGGATATGATGGGCATGAATGTGTTCGAGCAAACCATCTTACGCCGCAGTCGCTTATTCAAAAATATTGAACTAGCGAAAGAACTAATAGATTATACTCCGGGTTTCGATACGCTAGATGACATTAAGTCCATCAAAGAAGTTAAAGATGGTGTTGATATAGAGCTAGATGATGGCGTTACACTTAAGTGTGACAAAGAAGGCATTATCTGGGAAGTAGATAACGGAGACGAGGTATTCCAAATCTCCGGTACCTTTCGTCCCGATAATCGTCCAGAGAAGCTTATCTTTGCCAAAGAGGGCTCTGAAGAACATCAGTTTGCCTCTTTCAAATACGATCCGTATGGACACGTACTTGTTATCAACGAGAACGATGAGGACTTCAATGGCTTCGATATTGATTACTACGGTAAAGATAAGGGCGAGGAATTCAAGGCTGGGATTGACGCTCGATTCCTTGATGCTCGCTGTGCATTCGAACCCTGCGATATTAATCAATGGCGTCTATCTCGCTTTGATGATTATGACGAACACTTTGAAGCGCATCTGACTTATCATAAAGACGGGAAGTTGGATGAAGTGAAAATCGAATACGTCGTACGTACTCTTGACTCAGTTAAGCTGAAGTTTAGCTATGATGATGAAGGGAATTGTACAGACGTTACTGAGGACTATCTTCATACGTCTGGGGATTATAGTTATGAGTAGTATGCGGCTCAACCGATTGATGATGGAGTGCATGGATTGGTCTTGGGAAACTATCGCTATGATAGAGAAGTCGGGTCTTTTAGATTTGACTCTCCCTGAAATGCGCGTAGTTCTTTTAGACTATGAATTCTGCCATGAAATCCGAGAGATTTCTTCTATTGAAGAATTGGAAGGCGGAAACATTCTTCTTAAACGAATAGATGGAATCAAATACTGGTTCGATAAAGATGGGAAGTTATTTAAGCAGACAGATACTTTTAATGAGTTCTTTGTCGAGACTGAGGTAGATTACTTAGGTCGCTTAACAGCCATTCGTCGATACCTTCCGTATAGTGGAGTTCATGGCCGTACGTATAAGTATGAAAACGACCTTCGCTATCCTATAGAAGTGCATGAGATTGAAACGAACACTACCTACTCTGCATTCGCATGCACGGGCACGGCAGACTATGACAATATGACTCTCCAATTGTTTCATCCTGTATTAGGAGAAAAGATCTACGTTGTTCAAAACGGCCTAATGCGTTCAATGGATCAAGTTGCTCCCGATGGCTCACCATTCCGAGGCATGGTAATGGGCTACTCTGGAGATAAACTGAAGTATGTAGAAAAGATAAAGAAAGTCATGGATGTCGACCTTTCTCTTCGCTACAATCTTATCCATGACGAGTCTGGTAAGTTTGAATCTATTGAAGTCGTTCCTCTTGGAAAATAAGACAACATAAATACTATACTCCTAGGCATTAGCCTAGGAGTATAGTTTATTCTTTTTTTTTATAAAACTTCCGAACCACGAGCAATCGCAGACAAAGCTTGACCCGGTATAGTACCAGCTGCCCAGTTAGCCATATGAGACTTACTTGTCCAGCTCTCAAAGTTCTGTACTGTCTTAGCCCACGCTAACTTAATACGAGGAGAGATATAGTATTGGTCATACAAAGATAATCCCGAAAGAGTATTTAAGTAATCACCAATTGCCGTATCTTCATCGAATGCAGAAAAGATCCCGCCGTCTCCGAATGACTCCATTACAGGGACATGCATAATCTCATCTAAGTTAACAATACCGATATCTACTTCGATAGCATTCGGCAATCGGTCTTCAGTCCAACCTATCCCACCTACACCACGAGTAATCGTTAAGCTATCAATCATACCCAACTTAATATCCGTTACGCCCTGACTAAATACACGACAAAGGAAAGGAGAAGAGTAGGAAGCTTTACCGGTACTTCTAGGTAGAGCACCTGCCAATAACATACAAAGAGGAATATAGATGTTCGTCAATAAAGAGAACTTATTACCATAAGGACTTTGCAGTCGAATTTTGTAAGAGGTCTTTCCTAGTTCAGCAGAAGAACTATCCCAAGTCTTAGGAATATCAACATAAGCATTACCAGAGAAAGCAGATAGTCCTGCAAGACCAACGGAATCTAAAGCGCCTGTTGCGAAGTTACCGATAGCGTCAGTAATAGATTTCTGAGTATCGCCAATTAAGTTACCTTCAGCAAAACTGAAACGCATATCACGAGCAGCATTGTTAGCTCCGTTTAATTTCTCAGCTACAGCAGAGGTCTTAACGCTGTTACTGAATGACTCAGTAGGGTTAGACAAATCAGTAATGAAAGAAACAAAGTGGGAACCATCTCGAATCTCTGCTTTGAAGTGGTCTGTCCAACTAGGCTCATCTGCACGAACGTATTCGTGATTCTCAGATAGTTCTTCACCTTCAGCAGGGGCAGGTTTAGGTTCCATTAACTTACCGCTAAGGAAACTATCCATATATTCACCATAAGAAGGGTACTTCATTCGAAGATCTCCTTTCTTAGATTTCTGTTGACTTAGTTCCGCTTTAACCTGCTTAACATATTCTTCAGTCGTACCTGCACTCTTAGCAATCCCGTCTAAGCGAGCATAGTGCTCATCTGCTAAACGTTGTGCACGAGTCGCTACAGCATATACATCAATACCGTTTAAGTTCTTATCTGAATCCGTATCGCGCTTAAAGATATCCGGAAGAGATTTGTTTAACAAAGCAATCTCGCTGTCAGTTAAAGGATCTTTTTCGGAACCTTTCTTAAATGCACCCTGAGTAATACCCATGCTAACGGACAGATGGTTTACTAAACTGGTTACAGTATTCCAATACAGAGGCATAGTGGGCTTCATGTAATAGAACTTACTGTAAGGCGTACCAGCGGCAAAAGAACTCAAACGAGTAACTAAGTAGCTTATACCAAAGAACGCCTGTAGAGGCAGAGTCATGATAAAGCCTACGGCATAGCCTAGCTTATAACTAAACCCTTGGTTCTCACCACGATTTACTAGCGTGGCTAACTGAGGGTTATAGAAGTTCCCTAAGAACTGACTTAGGGAATTGAATTCGGGAACACCGAACTGTAAAGAAACACGGAATGCATTATCGTCCAATGCTTCTGAGTAGTAACGACCCATCCCTTTAGAGCTAGGGGAAAGAGATGGCATCTTTAAATCTGCGGTACGAGTAAATTGCGGCTTAGGGTTAATGCTTAGATTACCCCCAAGAGTCGTGTCGAAGAACTTTTCTCCGGCACTGGAATAAGTACGATTGACGTGACGGGATTGTTCGGATACGGTTCGTGGTACGAACATAGCTTGGCGAATCCAGCTAGTGTCATCTATTTCGCCTGTAAACTTTTCTCGATTTTCCATGACGTCTTCCTAATGGCTTTTAAAAAAGATAAGTGGGCATGATCTCTCATGCCCACTCGATTAGCTCGCCTCACTCCTGCGAAGATCCACAGGAACTGAAACGTTTTGGCTCTTAGCTTTCGCTTTAGTAGCACTCGCAGATCTTTGACGACCAGCGGCCATAATCTCAATTAATTCATCAAGTTTGGAGTTCGTAATAACCTGTTGTTGGATACTACGTTCACGTTGAGCAAATGCTTTATTGTGCTCCATTTCGATTCGAGACATGGTTTCGTTACTTAGATGTTGGTTAGAAGCCATAGCTTCCATACCTTTATCTACTACTGACTTGTCACTTGTCGTTTCAGCAGGCTTAGCTGCTTTCATAGAAGAAACAACAGAAGTTGTAGCTTTCACTACATCGGCGGCTTTAGAGCCATCCTGTTCTTTTATTTCTTTTGTGTCAAGTTTCGTTTCAGCAACGTCTTTAGTTTTGTTTCTGGTGCGACGGCGACCTACCTTCTCAGCTTTATCTGCTTTAGCCTTGGAAGCAATAGCAGTTACTGGAGCAGTACTAAGAGCAGTACTTAACATGCTGTTTAGTTCAGACTCAGTATTAGTAGGCTGAGACATTGGCCAAGGATTAGCAGATACATCCAATGGACTATGTTCACCATAGAACCTAGGAGCTACTGCTGCCTTGATAAATGCCTGACGTTGGTCTTCTTTGATATCACTTTCGATATCTTCAATGTCATCACCAATCCCCATCTTCTTAGCTGCACTTAAGTGAGTAAGGAAAATAGGAATGAAGCGCTTAGCAAACCAGATTGCCCATGCTTGGATTTGTTCTGGACGGTTCATGTCCACACCAAAGTCTTCAGCAAATTCTTGAGCAAACTCTTTTACAGGCTTCTTAAGTATTGGGCGATTACCCTGCCAGCTTATTTCATCCATCACCTCAGCTTCAAGCTGTCGGATGTTTGCGATTGCACTCTTATCAGTAAGGTCTACGCCGTACTGAAGAAAACGCATTTTCTCAACACCCTCAGGCTCAGATCTATCCGAGAAATACTTATAAGCTTTATAGCCGCCATAGGCCAATCCACCCACAGCGGCAGCTATAAGTACAGGACTACTGATGACAGCAGCGCCTGCGGCAAGTAAGCCCTTACCGGCAACTGCTAAGCCGCCTAAAGCCATCTTACCTAAACCGGCACCAGCAGTTAAGGCTACTCGCCCTAAGGTGCTACCAGCGCCCAATGCAAGACGGCCAGCGCCCTTAGCTAGACCTCCAAGTTTTCCTCCAACTCTACGCAAGAGACCTTTCTTCCCTCCTTTACCCAAATCAGGAGTACCGTCAGGAAGCATTCCTCCTAAAGCCTTGCCCGCTATTAAGCTCTTTAACCCATCTAGAACGCCAGAGAACCCTCCAAGGGCCCCTGTAATCTTGTCCGAGATTCCGCCAAGTACCATTGCAATTAAGCCAGTAGAGTCTCCAGATTTCTCTGCATCCTTCTCGGCTTTTGCGCGATCCTTAGGCTTAAGGTTCATCTTCTCTTTAAGTTGATCTTTACGACGCTTCAGTTGGGCTCTCCAACCACCGTCTCGAAGACCATCCCCGTTACCGTCACCGCGTACTTCATCTCCATCAATCTTATTAATCAATGTTGCCATTAGATCTTTAAGACTAGCAGAGTTTACTTTGCGTTTACTAGTAACGTCCACTTCCGCATCAACTTCATCATCCATAAACGGATTATAGTTTTTGACTTCTTTCATCAATCGATCTAGATGCGGTTTGATGTGCTTATCAACTTTCTCTTTTGAATCTGCAGAAAACTTATCCTTCGCTTCTTTAGCTTGGGCTACAAAGTTATTCATAGCTTCGGTGAGGTTAACCTTAGCTTCCGCCTCGTTCTTGTAAACGGTCTGCATGTCACCCGCTAGAGCAGCCTTTTGAACTGGCCAGCGCATTTCCATGTGGCGATAGATTCGTTCTAGTATGTCAGAATTGAAACCGCCAATAGCGATTCCTTCCGGCCCACCAAAACCAGAGAAGAGAGATTTAAATAAATCTTTCGCGTGTCCCATGGCACCAAGACCGAAGTTCTTAGCCATAGTAAACATTTCTTTTGCTTTCTTAATAGCAAGCTTAGGAGCCATAGTTAAGCGAGATAATAATTCACTGCTCTTAATTTGAACACCAAACTTATCAAAGATACCGTTTCGGATATCATCTAAACTTAATACTACGTTTCCTTTAAGGTCATAGATATCACCTTTAACATCTCGTAAAGATGAAACTATCTTACCATCGGCATCTACGTATCCGCCGTTCTCCATAATACGAGCTAGTAGTCGAGGCGATCGCTCACCAGCTACATAGACATCCATCGGAGCACTTAACAACTTCTTAGCTTGACCCAATAAAGGCTTAACTGCATTTAAAGCAGTCTTCGCTAGACCAAACTGCATGCCGTAGATATTACCTAGACCTTCTTTCGCTTTAGTGAATAGATCACTTATAGTTGATTTCATTGCCTCTATATCAATCTTCTTACCGAAGCGATCGACAAGACCTTGTTTAAGATCTTCAAAGGACAATACGATGTTCCCATCTGCGTCTACTACAGGACCAGTGATTTCATTAAAGCTGGTTAGTATTTTACCACTTACTGCATCAAAGTATTCGCCATCACGAAGTTTTTGATAAATCAAGACTGGATCAGGCTTACCCGGAATATAAAGATCAAAAGGTAACTGTTTAAAGTCCTTAGTCTTTTTCTTGATCTTCTCGTACATGGATGTAGCACCACCCATAACGGTATCTTTAGCAGTAGTAAATGCCTTGCCTAAGTTAGAATAGTAGCCAGTAATAAAACCTGTTGCTTTACCTAACTTCTCTTTAGCGAACTTAGCTAGATCGCCAGCACCGAAAGAATAGGTAGTGTTACCGCTAGACATAGTTGCTTCAAAGATAGCGCGTAGCTGGACATTAACTTCATCCAACTGACCCTTAAGCATTCCAAATAATGGACCTTCCGGACCCGAACCCTCTGGTCCAGCCCCATCATCCATTCGTACAGAGCCTCCCGGCATAGTAAGAACATGAACAGGGATGCCAAGTTTATTTTCGATTTCTTCGAAGAACTCTTCCTTGAGGCTGCCCGGCATTCCGTTAGCAACTTCTTGGATACCAGAGATATCCAACTTAAGACCGCCATCAGCACCCATGAAAGATTTAAGGGAAAGCACTTCCCCATATTCTTCCTCTTCAAACCCTTTAGTAGGGCCGTTATAGAACTGCTGTTTTCTACGCTGCTTAAAGAAACCTTTCTTCTTGGCCGCTTCGCCAGATCCTAGATCTAGATCAACACCTTTAACGCCCGTTAGGCGAGCCGCTAGTTCAGGATCATTCATTGCCTCTTCAAAGAACATTGTTCTCTTATTGGTATGATCCACCATATCTTTCTCACCGACTTTACCGATGATGCCAAGACGTCTAGCAATTTCTTTATTGCCGCTAGCATTAAGCTTACCTAGTTCTGGATTGATATTACCAAATCCATCTTTCATATCTTTGTAGATACGAGAGAGGCCTAGATTACCTTCCGCCAGTCTACCTTCCTTACCTTCACCAATATAAGTATCACGAATCAGACTGGCAAATAGATCGCCGCCTTCAACGTCTTTATCGGTTAGTTTAGAAAGGTTACCCAAACTGAATAGTTGACCCCCATTAGCATTGTCAACTAACATACGCATTAACGCATTCTTCTGTTCCTTGGAAAGCTTACCTTCAGGATCAATCTTATCGATGATATCAAAGCCAGCAGAAACAGAACGACTTACATTTCGTTCGTCATAAATACGTTTACGAAGAGACTTGACTTCAGAACCAATCGTAACAAACTCTTCCTTATCTACAGAGTAAGTTAATCGTTCGTTATCTTGGCCTGTTGCTATATCCGTAGTTGTCTTTAAAATACGGGATAAATAACCCGGTATAATTTCAACAATACTACGACGAGTCATCTCATCGAAAAGAGAAGCGTCCGTCATCGTTTCGGCTAGACTATGGACAACAGATTCATTATCTCCGCCTATGCCCGGGATAAGTTCCCTAAGCATACTGAAACGTTCCGTATCACCCATCTTAGAAAGCTCTACAAGAGCCTCTGGGGCGTTTTCGGAAAGATAGAGTAGTTGGTTACTCCATCGTGACATAGTAGGGTTCTTAGCGAGGAATGCGCCGAGACGTTTACCGGCCGCTTTAGAGGCTATGCTCATTCCGATAGAGCCGATGTTTTCACCAGCCATCTCATGAGCATCCATACCCGGCATATCATCGCCAGCCATTCCGCCAACAGTATCGATCATATCCGCACCCATCGACAAGCCTTCAGAGACTTGAGATGTGAATTCAGATACTCGACTCTTAACGTTAGAAGCAAAGCGACTACCAAACTTAGATATCCCTTGAGCAGCAGTGTCGTTAAGACGACCCATTAACCGTTCACGGGTAAGTTGGATATAACTTTCTGTTCCACGTAACTTAACAAACTCAGGAAGACCTGTGTTCTTAGAGATGCTGCGTAGATTAGAAATAGCGTCAGAAGAGAACGCTCTATTCGTTTCAGCAATATCTCGAAGCATAAAGAACTGACGATGACCCAGCTCCAACATCTTACGTTGGTATGGACTTTCAATCTGTTCTGTATACGCAGCCAAACGAGTTACGGCATTAGAAATTTGACCTAGTAATGCACTACTGGCCTCAAAGCGTTTTTGGTCACGTTTGTCTCTAGCACCTTCGGCCTTAGCATTCTTCTCTTCAGTAGCCATCTGAAGATTAAGTTGGCGACCAAAGATTTCGTTGGCAGCAGAAGAAATATTAGCTTCATCAATCTCGCGCTGAGACTCTAAACCATACTTCTTCTCTTCCTTGGTCATGCTTTTGATTTTATCTTTAATGCTGTTTGGTAAGAAAGATAAACCATCAATATTGTTATGAACAGCCCTTTTCAGGTCCTCCATTGGACCCTTTAGCTCTTTGGCTGTTTTATCGTATATACTGCGAGCCTCAGACAGAACTTTATCAGCCTGTCCTCTTGCAGCTTTAAAACCCGGCGGTAAAGAATTATCCGCTATAGTCTTAGCCGCATGCGCAAGGTTGTCTTTGTCTCTAAGCGAACCCAGAGCACCATCCATTACCTTAGTAGCAGGCTTACGGTCATCTTTGACATCAAATGGATCTAAGTCCGAATCGAAATCCAGATCCAGTCCGTCCATATCGATGTCATCTAAATTAATGTCATCAGACATAACAGTGACCTCTTGTTAACACTATAAATTAGATAAGGCCAAAATTTCTAGTCCTTATAAATTATTAGATTTTTAAATGTGGAGTTATCATGCAACAGAAGCGCCTACCCTTTAATATCTCTATACTTGAACCAACCAAACAGAAGGTAGGTCATCTAGCTGAGATCACTGCATCGGACATTTGGGATACGTCCAGCGGAGAGTATCATCCAGCAGGTTTATACTCCACTCTTATATTCGGTTTGGCTGGCGAACAAAAGCGTAATCAACAACACGCACTCATCAAACTGAATACAACCGTTTTTCATCCTAAACTACTTATGGAAATCTTTAGATTGAAAGGTCTTTATAAAGATATTCTTGAAGGTAAAGGATATGCAATCTTCGATAAGAAGTTAAAAGACTTTGTTCGAAGTGATGCACTAGACGGAGATACTGGATTCCATTTCTTCGTTAAACATTTTAATGATATTAAGTTTGCACGGAACGAATCAAAGCGACGTGATCTTAATATCGATCTAATAGAGAAATATCGTAAGGTTGCTCTAATGGATAAATTGGTTGTCCTACCTGCCGGTCTTCGAGATATCGAGATGACAGAAGGTGGCCGTCCAATCGAACACGAGTTAAGTAAACTTTATCGCTCCGTTCTAACTTCAGCTGCAACAATCAGTCCTGTAATGCAGAATAAGGAAACTGCAGATCTAGACTTGACTCGATGGAAAGTACAACGAGCAGTACTGGAAGTTTACGCATACCTTGAGAATATGATCTCAGGTAAATCAGGGTTCATACAAGGCAAGTGGGCTGCACGTCGGGTATTTGGTAGTACACGGAATGTTATCAGTGCCATGGACATGACAGCAGAGGACATGGATAGTCCACGTCTTGCCGATATCAATACAACTCAAGTTGGTATCCATCAGTTTATTAAAGGTTGTTCTCCTTTGATTCAGCATAAGCTGAATACAACTTTGTTAGTTGATATTGTCAGTAACCCAGATGGAGAGGTTCCTTTAATCGATCCTAAAACACTTAAATTAGTTCCTGTAAAATTAAAACAAAAGACTCGGGACAAATGGACAACTATAGATGGCCTTAACGATACCATGAATGGTTTTGATCTACTTGAACGTAGACACAAGCCTGTTATGGTTGATGGTCATTTTCTAGCTCTTATCTATAAAGATGAGAAGTCTTTTCGTATCTTTAAGAATATGGAAGAGCTTCCTCCTCACCTAGAGAAAGAGAATGTTTATCCATTGACTTGGGCGGAGTTATTTTATTATGCTGCGCACTCTGTTAGCGACCGTGTGTATGGTTTCGTTACTCGCTATCCTGTTACTGGCTTAGGTTCGATCTATCCTACTAAGCTATATTGTAAATCTACCAACCCTGCTATCTCTTTAACTGAATTGGCTGACGACTGGACTTCAAGTGGAAGCGTATTCCCTGAGATGCCAGACGCAGATAAAGGTTCACAGAGTTTCGTTGATACGACGATTCCGCATAGCGCTATGCTTAAGCCTCTGGGAGCTGATTTCGATGGAGATACTGTCTCCTTGACTTTAGTCTACTCGGACGAATCTGTTAAAGAAATGCGTAAGATTTTAAACGGGAAGGAAATGTACCTACAGGCTTCTGGTGGTTTGATGTATGACACAACCACCGACGTAAGCTCTTGGGTACTCAAGAACTTCAAATAAACCCATTAAAACAAGAAGGCAAGTATTATGCTTTATGCTCCCTTTTTAAAGAAGTTTTCTATACTTCCGGGCAAAGCCTTGAACCTACTTAAGGTTCATCCAGCTAAAGACTTCCAGCTACCTTTAGACTCTGCTTTGCACTATATCGATATGGACAGTCCTGAACTAGGTATTCGGGGCTCCCATCCAATGATTGTTAATTTCCCTAAAGACGTTCGTGTCTTTCATGAAACTGAATTACCAATTACCAAAGGTAAGGCCATCCGCAAGAAGCAAAACTACAAGAAGATGGAATCCGTCTACTTCCGTAGTCAAGGACGTGTACGTCGTGCTCGCGACATCGGTAAAGCTTTAGATAGTCGTCGTAACTTAGTTGTTTATGATTATAGTTTCCTAACTCATGGTATCGACTACTCTGACCATATCCTTACTCCGTACTATGAATGGAGTAACATTAACGATATGTTCTTGAAGGGCATTAAGATTACCACGGAAGAACGTGAGACGTTTTCTTTGTATCGTCTTCCAAACGTATTGCCTGCTTTTGCTGATTTTAAAATGATCACTGAGGAGCTAAGTAATACGCATGCGACTAAGTGGCATACATTTGAAGCATTAGGACTTCGTGACCTATGGTTGTTCATTGAAGGGAAAGGTAGTCTTTCTACTCTTTCTGAGGAACAGCTAAAGCAACTTAACTTTGTTTTCATGGGTGCTGGTTTTGTTAGCGTGATTCCTGCTCTGCAATTCCGCTTTAATGAAGACGATAAAGATTCAGTAGAGACTAGACAGAAACATTTCTATCAAGTACTTGAGAAGTTTGTTGAGCAGAAGAGTCTTGTAGAGACAGCTGCGTTAGAAGTTGAGAAAGAAACTGAACAGGCTGCTGACGGTGCGGTTAGCCCTAAGATCCTTAAAATGGTTTCTGAGCTAGGTTCTGAAGGACAATTGTCTTCTCGTGAGCAAGCTAAGATTATAGAACTTGCCAAAGCTACGGAATCTATTCCTGACCCGATTACTGGTAAGCCTATCGGCGAAGCCTCTAAAGTGGAATTTAAAGAGACTGTAGTTTCTCGTACTATCCCTACTGCTATCGATAAGATTATTGATCCTACCATTAAGGAAAGTTCAGTAAGTAATTTCGATAAGCACTATCAGGACAACATCATGTTCCGTGATATAAATAACATGTTCCTTAAACTTAAGGATGCCGGTGTTATTGTTCGCGACGTTCAGATGGAAGAGATTGTAGATGCTCTGGATTCTCAGCTAGAATACACGGTGAAAGTTCAACCTATTACCGGTAAGAGTTCTACTATTAAATTCCAAATCCCCAAACTAGATGACCAAGGTCGTTTCTTTAAGGGTGGTGTTAAATACACGTTTGACTCTCAGCGTGTAGATATGCCAATTCGTAAGAGTGGACCAGATAAGGTTGCTCTGACTAGTTATTATGGTAAGACGTTTATTAAGCGTTCCCCTAAAGCTGTAGATAACTATGGTCGTTGGCTATTAAAGCATATCAATGCTGCTGGTCTAGACGTTTCTAATAAAGCAATCACGGCTCTTCGCTATGGCGACATGACGAAGATCGAAGCTAAGGTACCTCTAGCTTATTCCTCAATTGGTAGTAAGTTAGAAGGCTTTACTTCGAATAAGTTTGTATTCAACTTTGCTTATGATAAACGTGAAGAATTGTACGGTAAAGACGTACTTAAGAAACTAGAGAAAGATGGCGTAGTCGTTTGTGCTACTAATTCCTCTGGTGAGTTCTTAACTATCAATATGGACAATGCACTGACTCTTCATTCTAAGGGTAATTCAGAGTCTAAAGGTCGTCTAGAGTCTTTCATTCTACCTGAAGCAGGAACTGCTCCTCGTGACCATATTGTAATGTCTGTCTTCAATAAGCAAGTACCTATTGTTATGGTTCTTTCTTATCTGCTAGGTTTTGAGAAACTACTTAAGTATCTCAAAGTAAATTACCGAATAGTCGCCACTGGTTCTCGTGAGCCTATTGAAGCCAACGAAATTGCTGTTAAGTTTAAAGACGAAACGGTTATTATCGACGCTAGCCGCTCTGAGATCTCAATGCTTTATGCTGGCTTCCGTCCTGTACGAAAAGCCATTCATACTTTGCGTATGGATCAGCTAAACCGTAAAGAAGGCTATGGTCCTCTAATGACATTCCTAGGCGGTAGTAACTACCACTTAAATGAATTAGAACTTTTGGAAGATATGTTCATTGATCCAATCACTGAAGAAATCCTAAAGTCTAAAGACCAACCAACTGTCTATAAAGAGCTATTGCTTTATGCGGTTGAGTTACTTCAAGACGACCGTCATCCTGATGAGACTGATCCTGAGTTCATGCGTATCCGTGGCATTGAGCGTTTCTCTGGTACCTTGTATCGTAGACTTGTTGAAGGTGTGCGTGGCCATAGGAACAATCAGTTTACTAAGACAGCTACTATTGATGTAAATCCAATGGCAGTAATGGGTGATATCCAGAACGACCAAACAACTATTCCTGCAAGTTCTCTGAATCCAATCAGCAGCTTAAAGGAACAGGAAACTGTTAACCTAGGTGGTGCGGGTGGTCGTTCAGCAGAGACTCTTGTTAAGCGTTCTCGTATCTTCCATAAGAATGACTTAGGTCTTATCTCAGAAGGTACGCCAGATAGTGCTAAAGTAGGTATTCGTTCTATTCTTTCTCCTAACGCTAATATTGACACTGTTCGTGGTGTGAGTAGTCGTTATAAAGAAGGACAAGGTTCTAGTAGTGTGCTATCCACCACTGGCCTATTAATGCCGGGCACTAACCACGATGATAAACTAAAATTAGTTTCATAATTTCTTTGGCGACCTAATCTATAATTTGTACAGTTAGTATTTTAGGTCATCTTATTGTATGTATCAGTATTAGGTATATTACAATGAGAAATATTTTTAATCCAAAACCAGTTGAGGGCGACGAGACCTTCTTCGAAATCCCTAACTTTAGCCGTTATTGCGTAAATGCCAAAGGTAGATTTAAGGTAAAAGAAACCGGTCGTCTACTGGAAGTCAGTCCTAACGATAGAGGCTACATTACTACCCGCTTTATTGACGATAGCGGAAAGAAGGTACATGTAGCTCTTCATCGATTAGCAGCAGCCGCCTTTTATCCAGAAACTCCAAATAAGGAGTCTTTACAAGTAAATCATAAAAATGGTTTACCTAAGGACAATTCGGCAGAGAATCTTGAATGGTGTACAGCTAAAGAGAACGTAAGACATTCAGTCGACACAGGACTTAAGCGTACACGCTCACCTCTAATAAGTTATGATCCATTCACTGGAGAAATAGAAGAGTTTCCTCTTCGCTCCATTGCAATGGAGACACTTGGATTGAGTAGCGGCGAGTTACTGAAGCGCATAGGTAGCGACGGACAGAAAATCTTTCCTGAAGGGAAGCTATACAAGTCCGGGACTTCGACAACGCCATGGAAAAAGGCCTCTAATGAAGCACTACGGCTTGAAATGCAGAATTATGGTAGATCGATACCCATACTGGTAAAAGACTACTGTAAGGGGTCTATAGAGCGTTATGGTTCTTTCCGGGAAGCGGCACGTGCCATTGACTTACCGGAAAGTAACATTACAACTAGGATTAAAAATAATCCATTCGAAGTCTTCGCTGTTAAAGGTAACCTGTACTTGCTGAAGATGGATGATGGAACTCCATGGGAGACTGTGGATGATCCAGTTCTTAACTACGAAAAGAGTTCTGGCTATAGTGCTATCTATTGCAAGAATGATGAGACTGGTGAAGAGAGGATTTATATCAGACTAGCTGATGCGGCTAGAAGCTTCGAGGTTGGTAAAACAACCATGTCTTACTGGATAAACAAATGTCCCGGTAAAACTCGTAAGAAGGGCTTTAAGTTCTACAACTATTCTGATATTTACAAAGAAATTAAAACTGATTCTGTCCTGCTAATTCAGAAATGATTAGTCAGAATCTCTTCTAATTGCTGGAAACTGTTAAGTTGTTATGGCTTAACTGGGCCGGGTATTTTTAATAAATTGCATACCCGGTCTACTCAGAAGCTTACTACTACAACGTGACTGGAAACGGTGAGCGTGAATGTTTGAAAAAGTAAAGTGAGAGACAATCAGCAGCCAAGGGTCTAAGGTCTAGAAAGACTAAGATCAAGGTTCAACGACCAACCGCTTATCACGGTGTAGGGTCCAAGTGGACTCGAAACGGAGAGCACCTCAGCAGGTAAAGCTGGAGGTGAAGATATGGTCTAGTCTGCATGGCGACATGCAGCAGCAGATTACTGCTGGCTAGGTACTAACGACACCTAGTTAATACCAACAGGAAAAAGAGCCAATTTATTGAACGTACAGATGTCTGCTATGGTTCATGCTAAGGGTTATCAATCCATGCCTCTTCGTACTGGTTATGAACAGGTGATTGGTGCGCGTACAGCAGATGAGTTTGCATATACTGCTAAGATGGATGGGGTAATTGAAAAGATTACTGACGAATATGTCTACATCAAAAATAAAGACGGTTCAACATCCGGTGTTAAGATTGGGACTAACCATGGTATCCAAGGCGGTTTAACTATTCCTCAGGAAATTATTACCGACTTTAAAGTTGGAGACAAAGTTAAAGAAGGCGATATCGTTGCATGGAACAAGGACTACTTCGAACGTGATTGGTTAAATCCAAAGAACGTTACATTTAAGGTTGGGGCGATTGCCAATGTTGCTTTCATGGAAGGTAATGGAACCTTAGAAGATAGTTCTTTGATTAGTGCTGCTTTAGCTGAGAAACTAGGTTCTGCTTATACTAAACGCAAAGTTATTGTTGTTGATGAAGATGACCATGTTCTAAATATGGTCAAGATTGGGGACGAGACTGATCTAGATAGTCCTTTATGTATTATCCAAGACGGTAGTGTTTCTTTAGACTCTATTGACGAACAAGCATTAGCTGCGTTAAGTAAGTTTTCTAACCATGCCCCTAAAGCTAAAATTGTGGGTAAGGTATCCGACATACAAGTTCTTTATCGCTCTAAGAAAGAGAACATGTCTGAGTCAGTTAAGAAGATTGTAGAAGCGGGAGACCGCCGTCGCGCACAACACGTTAAAGCGACGAGTAGCGGCATGGCCACTAGTGGTTATGTAGATAAAAATGTTTATGTATCCGGCAACAAAGTGGAGCCGGGTCAAGTAGCAATTGAAATATTTATCGATCAAGACCTAGGGGTAGGTATTGGGGATAAGGGTGTTTTGGCAAGTCAGTTAAAAACTGTGTTTGGCGGCATCCTTACTGGTACCAACGAGACTCTAGAAGGTGATAGTATAGATATGATCTTTGGTTGGCGATCCGTCATGGATCGTATCGTTTTGTCGGCTGAAATAATGGGTATTGTTAATGCGGTACTTATGGAGATTTCACGACAAGCCTCTGAAAAGTACTTTAAGGAGTAAACAATGAAAACAGCATCGGAAGTAGCTAAGCGGGACGCCGCTAAGCAAACCCGTAATGCGCTAGCGAACGCCGTTACAGTCGGCGTTCGTACTGTGCAGGGTATGGTAGGAAAAGAGTTGGGTAAGTCTGCCTCTTTAGATCTTTCTGAGATCATTTCTACAAAAGTAAGTGGTTACCTAGAGGAGAAACGTAATGCTTAATCGTGACGCATTAATCGCAGTACGTCCTCTTGTTGACGACCTAACTTATTCTGGTAAGGAAGTATCCGTTAAGCCAGAAAGTCCATTATCTGCTTTAGTTGGTTATACCGCATTACCAGCAGATATGTATATTGATTCTCCAACTCCGGTAGATGGTGCTCTAACTGCCGAAGAAGCAGCCATGCAAAAGCTAGGCTTTGCTAAAAATGCTGGCGGCGTTGAGATTCACAATAGCGAGATGAATGCATTAACAGAAAAGCTTATCCAAATGGCTTCTGCCAATATCCTTTTCGCTCGTAAAGAAATCAATCCCGTTATTCGTGAACTTAATAAAGAAGCCTCTATCATTCGTGAAAAGGCAATTGGTTCTGACTTCGCAGATAACATGGTTCGTCTATATGAAGTTCCTGCTTTCTTTGAAGGTAACATCTTTGATACGTTGGTAAGCAACTATTCTCAGGTGAAGGCAAGTCGTCCAAACATGAATGGCTTGGATATCTTCAGTACTCTTTCTATTGATGAACTTAAGTCTGTTCTTTCTACAGGCTTACCTGCTATTGATAAGCAAATTCTAGAAATGGTTGAAGAGTCAAGCACTTTTAGTTATTTAGCAGATTCTGCTTTCTCTGTACTTAACGGAGAATATAAGTTTGGTATTGGTTCTAAATCGAACCCCTATACTGAATATGGTCCGCTTCTAATCTTCTTGTTCCTAAACGGCGTTTTAAATGGCCGTGCTGAAGGTGTTAATATCGATGAGCAATCTCACGATATTCGTGGTCGTTTAGCTCAGCTACGTAATCACTTCGCTTATATCCTTGAGACTCAGCGTACGCATCTTTCTCTGCTTGAGAACATGGAAGGTTTCGGCATTCCAACTCTAAGTACTGAATATGAACAAGCCGTTCGCTCTAAGCCTTACCGTAAGTGGATCAAGGACAACGATGGCGCTTCTGCTGAAGTTTACCTAGCGTTCTTAGAATCTAAGCGTCCAATTTCTGCATTGACTGAAGACATCGATGGTCTAGTTGCTTTCTGGAAGAGCCGTGAAGCAATGAAGCTTATTAAGCGCAAAGCTGAAGCTAATGTCGCTATCAACAAATATCTTGTTCGTGGTCTTTCCGAAAAGATCAGCGAATTTGATTTTGAGGATGACGTTAAAGCCGAATTTAACTTGAAGCTTAACAAGCTGATGGCTACTAACAAGTTTGTTATCGGCGAAGACCTACATGCCTTTATTCGCAACCTAGTTTGTGATGTATTGGCTGAAGGTACTGACGCTAAAGCTATTCTTGTTCAGATTGATTCCGAGCTAGCCGACAATCCTGAACTATCTCCTAGCGATGCTGCTTGTTTAGCAGTATGTGATCTAGTTGCTAATTGGATTGCTGATCAGCTTTCTTGCGAAGCATTTTAATCTTTAGGAGGAACCTTTCGTGGATATCTCAAATTTGAAGCGAGCACCCGACGTCATTCACCGCAACTGGGTTAATCAGAAAGGCGGGCAGATTGTCACTAAGGTTCCTTGTAAGGTACTTTTCCCTAAACACTACCTAGACTCACAGTTAGGTAGTGTTGATGAACGCTTTAATACCATCGCCATCTTTGCGGTAGTGATGGGTGATAGTTATGGCGTTTCATCTGCCTTAGCCGTCATGCCATTTACTCCTGACGAAACCAATGTTGTTACTATCGACGGAACTCCGTATGCTGAACTATCTTGGGAAGCTGGATCGGTAGTATGCCCAAACCGGAACTTGGTGGTTAATGATAAAATGGCATACGCTGTTTACGATGAAATCGTAGCTAAAGGGAAAACTCCGTGGTATCTAACACCTGTCGATCTAGGTACGTTGTTTGATAGTTCCGTTAAACATGCTGGCGCGAACTTACATTCTGCTCCTGCCATTCTTCAGATCTTTACTGCTTCTCGCGTTCGTATTCCGGGTGACCGGTCTCGTTATGCTCGTGAAGTATATAAGACTCAAGATGATTTGATAAATATGCCAACAGACGTTATCCCATTGCGCTCTGTGTCATATGGTGCAACCAACACCACGGCTCGCCTTACTGGCGCGTATTTAAGTGAGGGTATTAATTCCTCGCTGCTTAACCCTGCCAAACAAACCGAAGAAATTGAAGAGCTATTAAGGAAATAATTATGGCCGATCAAAAAATGAAATTCGAAAGAACGGTTTTAAATGGCACTAATAAGGTAGGTAAACTGAAAGCGGATGCTGACGGTTACTACCGAGTTAACTTAGGTGCTTTTGAAGCCTATAATGCTCACGGGACTTTCTATACCTTCAATAACTATTTGAAGAATATGTTCTCTCAGGGCTCTCTCTTACAACAGCGCATTAGCGCTGGACGTCTTCGTGGAGAAGTTGAGCATCCCCAAATGACCCCGGGTCAAAATATGGCTCAGTACTTTAACCGTCTTCGTATGATCGATGGTCGCAATACCATCTGCCACTTTAAAGACGTTACTGCTACTGCAGCTAAAGACCATGAAGGTCGTGATATTATTCTAGTTGAAGCAAGTGTTCGTCCATCAGGCGTTAAGCGTGATGTACTTCTTGATCAACTAAGTAATAAAGAAGAGAACGTTTGCTTCTCTGTTCGTACTATCTGTGGCGAGCGTCCAGTAAATGGCCGTCTGGTTCGCGAGGTACGTGAATTAATTACTTGGGATAATGTTAATGATGGCGGTATTCTAATCGCTAACAAATACGACTCTGCTGGTTTGGAATCTGCTTATAGCTTTGAAGTAACTCCAGAGCTTTTAAATATGGCCGAGCAAGCTGTATTGATTGATGGCGCTGGTCTGGAAAGTAATCCATTGGTAACCACCACGATGATTCGTGATGATTTAGGCTGGTCTAAGACCCAGCTTATTAAGCCAAGTTCTATGGATTGGTAATCTTTAAGAATAAATAAAAGAGGGAGTAAAAGGGGAAATGGTTGAAGAGAGGCTCTTATATAGCGCTGCTATGGGAATAGCTATTATAGTGTGGTTCTTACTATCATTACTAATAGCTAAGTTTGTGTCTAATAAGTTTACAAGTAAAGGCTGGACTAGAAAGCTGGTGATTATCTTTAATCGGATAAATATTAGCCTGAACGTTTCATACGGTCTTGTATTCTATTCCGTTAGTGAACGTAGAAACGTTTCTATGGAATATATTTCAAAGAAAGCTAAGAAGTATAAATCTTATATTTTCTTGCTTACATTTGCATTAACATTTCTTCTAGGATTTATTCTCTCTTATTTTTAGAGATTTTAAAGGACTACTACCGTTTGGTAGTAGTCCTTACTATGCCGTTGTCTAGGAAATTACAATTCTATATTATTTTAATGAGTAGAGATATATAATCTCTATTAAACTACTATAAGTTTTGGGGGATAAAACTATGGAACTTTTTTTACTAATCGGTACTGCTTATGCACTTATATTTATTATGCAGTATCTAATTTATAAGACAGAAGTAGGGGCTATTTCCAAACCCTATACACCTGCAGAACAAAGGCGCATAAATAAAGTTCGTCGAATTTTCGGATTTGCCTCGGGCTCTTTAATTGTTTTGTTCTTAATTAGCATTAGCCAAGAACCGATCACTGAGCATTTGGAAACCATCTTCTCTGTCTTGTTCATCGAGATCTTTCTTCATGTTTTAGCTTTCGTGCTTTATACAAATAAGAAGTCTCGAGTCAGTATTCGTAATTCGCTAGGCGGTAACATGGGCCCGATGACATTGGGCTATGTATTCGTTTTACCATCTGTCGTTTTGTATATGGCATAAGACTTAAGCCTGATCTTCGTAATGCTTTCGAAAGCTTTATTGAAGAAAAGGCAAAAGAACATCTCGGCATTTAGTCGAGTGTAAAACCCATTGACATTAAGGAGAAATAATGTCTACACTACCAACTAGTTTGACTGCACTTAGCGCTCAAATTAAAGACGAAATTAATTTTGATCAGAACGGCATTGCCAACATCGGACAAGATGTTGTACAAGGTATGTTACCTGCAACGCTGACACCTGAACAATATAACGAAGCAATGGAGTTCACTCAGAACTTTACTGAAGCTGCGACCCTCGCAACAGCTGAAGTAGGTGCTGGCGTAATCAATAGTGATATGCATGAAGTAGTTACTACTGTGCGTTTCACTGATCACGTTACCAGTGACATCTACGCTTCAAAAGACGGCGACAATATCGATGTTAAGACTTCGTTGGTAACAGCGATGCCTAACTTCGATACTATTCGTCGTATGGCAGCAGACATGACTCTCACGGAAGAAGAGTTAGCCTAGCCCTGTCAATGCACCCAGCTCTCTCCCCCTGTGGGAGAGAGTACCCTCTTTCTTTTTTTATTTATTTTTCTTATAGCCTGTATAACTCAATTATCCCAACCAAAAGGAAAATAATCATGGAAACTAATTTCGCTATTTCGCTATTTCTACTAGCGGTTATGGTCTGGACTTTTACTAAGACGCGTTCTAGCCTTTATCGTGCTTATACGAAAGCGTATGTCGATCAAGTTGTTGATACAAAAAATGAAAACTTCGTCCGTCGCTTAGGCTATTCAAATATTCGTGATCACGGCTATACGTTATTGATCGGCGGTGCGATTACCGCTTTAGCTAATCTTAGTGCGACTAGTGCGCTGGGCGAAGTAGCCGCACTTTTAATTATTAGTGTTCTACTTGACGTTGTCTATTCCATATTAATCAAAGCGCGCAACATGAAAGATGATCTACGCGAGTACAAAGATTTTATAATTCCGCTTATTGAGACTTTGGCTATCCGCGTTATTATCGTCGTTCTTATCGCAGTGATGCAAGTTTAATGGTAGCTTACCTTTCCACGATAATCCTATTCCAACTTATGCTTGGAATAGGATTTGGTCACCGTAAAAGAGTATTTGGCTTCCTGTTACTCCACGCTCTCTTTCAACTATCAATGTCTGTGTTCATTATAAAGATTGTTACGGGGCCCAATAGTCTAGAGTATATTACCGACGTACTAAGAAACATGCCGGGCATAATACTTCTAGGGCATTTAGGAATCCTTTGTTTATTCATGGCCTGTATCGGTAGTTATGGTCTGGACCGGAGAACTCTTGAAGATGAACGGAGTTTTAGAAAGCGCTATCTGAAAGTAGCTATTCCGATCATCCTCCTAACTACTTATGTTACAACTCTACTAGGCACTTAGGTGTCTAGTGGGTTTATTTTTTGTTGGATTTTAAAATGAATCAATTAGCGGCGGTAGCCG